AGCAAAGGACTGAAAATCCTTGTGTCCCCGGTTCGATTCCTGGTGGCACCACAATAAACATTGATTATCAGTGATTTACGAAATTTGTACACGGATTTGTACACAAAACGCCTGATTCCATAAGGTTTCGGGCATTTTTTTTTATTTATCCATCGTGTACAAAAAAGCCCGACAATATGCCGGGCTAAACATTGTACCCCGGTGCAACTCCGGGGCTTTCGCAACAATGTATGGTGCAAAGATAGAAAATTTCAAAATATCTTTCGCAATCCTGAAAGAATCTTTTTTATCCAATTCAAAATTGGCACACGTTTCAAATATAATAATACCGCGGTAAGTAACAACCCTACATAAAAGATATATCGCCACCTGTAAGGGTCGGGGGCGGGTTCTTGCTGTTTATGAACTTCCGATTCTTGCCGTGATACAATTGCATTGCTTTTGCTTTGTTCTTGCTCTTTTGTTTCATCACTTTTGCCCTTGGTTTCAATATCGGATTCAATAACCGTTTGCTTGATAGATTTAACCGCGCCATTGAATTTTCCCACGTTCTGCAAGTCAACATTGACATTCGGTTGTGCCGGACTTTTCGCCGTATGACCGCAAGAATCAACGCTTCTTGTGTCATTAGCAATCGGTGGGGCATCAGGTATCACCGGGAAAAATTCAATCTCCGTTATGGTGATTTTGCCATGTTCCGTCCGGGTTGTGTCAATCGTCTTGCTTGTTGCGGTCTTGACATCTTGCGTTGTGGTCGTGCTGTCTGAAATGACACTTTGTGCCGATTCAACCGCCTTTCGTGTTGTTCCGCATGATACGGCAAACAACAATACTATAACCAATATAACAATCCGGTTCATACTCAAATGTTCTTTATGTCGGCAAGCCTGTTCAACCATCCTTTCAAGAATCGCTTGTTGGTGTGTTTCATCAACTCGCTTTCTGTTGCTTTACGCCCAATTTTCTTTTCATACGTTGCAATACTTGAATTTGTAATGTCATTAAAGAATTTGACGCGGGCTTTGTATATTGCATCAAACAATTGGTCGGGGTCTGCAAAATTGACCGCGGACAAAGTTTTTTCACCAACAATTCCATCATCTTTAACACCAAGCAATCTTTGCGGAATAACAATACCGTGTTTGCCTGACCCCCAAACCCAATCCACCAAGATATTTGCAATCTTCTGTGATTGTATATTGTCAGCTTTCCACCTGTTCCAATAGTGGGGTTTTAGAACTCTGTCACGGACATCATTATTTGAAAGCAATTTCAAGTCCTGAACGTCAATGTCGCCATCGCCATCTTTGTCATAGCCGACTTGTCGCCATGTTCCTATTGTTACACCCTTATTTGTTGCACCCCCTGCATCCGCCGGGTCATTCACAAAACCGCCTTCCCATTTCAAAATGAAAGGCAAAAGAACATTTACATCTGCCATATTACAATGTGTTTAATCTGTCATACATATCTAATTTGATTCGCTCATAAACCATCGAAACATTGGTGAATGCACGGCGATTGTTTACACCCGTTTCATCATATATTTCATTTTCAACAATCGTTGCGACCCATTCAACCCATTCATGGTTGCAATAAAATGATAATTTCTTGCCCCTGTATGTGAAACAATCAAATCGGCTTAACCTGTCATTATGCAAATTTGTAAGCAAAGAACGGATTTTTATTTTTGTCGCTTCTTTGTCACAAATATGGTTTTCTTCTCTTACCCTTTTGATTATCCTGCATACCTTTTCAATCGCAAGGTCAAAATAAACGCCTGAAATGTTTTTGATTCTCAATTGCGTTTCAGGTATAATTCCCTCGGATATATCAATGATAACTTCACTATTCTTTTTGGCAATTTCGATACAATCTTTTATGTCTTTTGAATAGTCATTCATAGCCTTTTCAATAATGGTTTTGAACCATTTGAAACAAGTTATCATCAACACACTTGAAAGAAGCAAAAAAACCGCTGCAATAATTATCAGAATACCGTATTCGCTTATTCCCTTTGCGATTCCCAAAGTTTGTTCAACTGAATTTTCCATATTATGTGAATTGGAAACACTTACCAACTTTGACAATTGTTGTGTCCATTGGGTACAAAGACAAAGGCGGCAACCCTTTTTCGGCTCTTGACTTGTTTATAATAGGCAAATTGCTTTCGGCTTTTTGAATCGCTGAAATCAATATGTCCGACCCGGTAAAACAAGAACGCCTTTCACCAAGGGGCGTTCCATCTTGGTTCTTTGTGTAATAATCGCCGTCTTTGTCGGGCGATTCATTGAATGTTGCAAGTACGACTTGCATTTGCATTCGCAATCCGGACGCATTCTTTCCCGGATATTTAGTTGGCTGAATAATTGTTTTTTCAATAAGGATTCGGCGACCGAACAATTCTTCAATCTCTATTCCTTTGCCAATAACCACGTCCGATTCAATCCCAAGTTCACAAAATTTTGCCATTGTTTGATATTTGTTTAATTAGATAATGTTTCTTTTAATAAAGCATCCAAATCCTCGGTAAACTGCAAATATTCTTTGTATTCAGTCACCGCGGCTTCATTGACCACAACGCCCAAAACGTGCTTGTTGTATGAATTTACAAGGTCAAATTCCGCCGTTTCGTCAATCACCGAACGAATGATTGTTCTTTTCAAATTCTCTTTTGTCGGTTGATTGAATGCGCGTACTTCGTAACATTTCCACCCGATTTGAGTTTCTTTTTCTTTGCCATCAGGAATGCCCATTTCGGGTTCAATATTCATACGGTAAATAAAAGAACCGTCATTGTCCTTTTCTAAAACCGCGGGTTTGCCATGCACCATGTCATAATGTGCATTTGCTTCGATTGAATTTAATTTCATAAGGGAATGTTTTTGAAAGTTTGTTCATTAAATTGATTGAATCACAATACTTGCACCAACCCCACCAACTGCATATTTGTTGTTTGTACACTTCTTTTGTAGGTGCAATCTTGCGTTTATTCAATTTCGCCACCCGGCGGCAAAGTTTCTGCTTGATTGACTTCCTTAAAAGTGTGTGAGTGTGATAAAAGACATATCCCAAGAAATCAATCCCCCTTGAATCAACGGGAAAGACTTGGTAATTACGTTTGACTTTCAATTGCAAGCCATGCAAGTAAGCCCGGATTTCATGCAATAACTTGTGTAAGCTGTCTTTATCATGGGCAAGAATAACAATATCATCAGCATACCGCCAATAATATTTCACCCTTTTTTGTTCTTTCAACCAGTGGTCGAAATAAGCCAAGAAAAGGTTTGCAAAGTATTGGGAAAGATAATTCCCAATAGGCACGCCATCAGCGGAATCAATGATTTCATCAAGCAATGCCAAAAGTCTTTTATCCTTGATTTTCCGCCGTACAATCTGTTTCAACAACTCATGGTTGATTGACGGATAAAATTTGCGGACATCTATTTTCAGGCAATACCGTGTCCCGTCCGGGTCTTGTTTTAACGCCTTTTTCACATCCTTGGCACATTTATGGATTCCCCGGTTCTTGATACAAGAATATGTGCTTTGATTGAATACAGACACCCAAATGGGTTCAAGTATGTTCATTATTGCATGATGCAAAATGCGGTCGGGAAAGTAAGGCAACCGAAAAATCAACCTTTCTTTTGGTTCATAAATAGTGAAAACATGATATTTTGATGTTTGGAATGTTCCATTCTTCAAACTTTCATGTAAGGCAATCAAATTGGCTTCACGTCTTTTGTCGTGAACCTTAACACCATAAGAACGCAATTTCCCTTTGCGCGCTTTTTCATCTGCAAGGCGCAAATTTTCAAGGGAAATGACCTTTTCATATAAGTTTCCAATTCTTTTCATCTTACAAAGTTTGCTTGTATATTAGGATTCTTCGGGTCGCCCCTACCAAAACCGTTTTACATAATTTATTTTTTGCCGTTGGATTGCTCCAACTCATTCAATCCCGGTTGGATTGTTTTTGTGGCAAGGTTTCCGATATGCAACTATATTTTTACAAGCATAGCTGAGAACCGATATTCGCATTCGTATTCGTAGCCGTATTATTCGTATTCGCATAAACGAACCCTGCATTCGTACCATTATTCGCATTACCGCTGAACAAAACGCCACGACATCAGACAACCTTTATTTCTTTTCAATCAAACATCAATAACTATTTCACTTTCGGTTTTTAAGCCGTTTCGATTTGCGGGTAAAAGCAAAGCCGAGAACCGATAGTCGCATACGTACCCGTAGCCGTATTATACGCATTCGCAGAAACGAACCCCGCATACGTACCATGCAGCGCAGTACCGCCGAACAAAACGCCACGTTCCGAAACTCCACTTGACGGGATGTTGGTATAAAAGTAGTCACAAAAATAGGTTGTTGACCCCGCGCCGACTTCCAACGGCATAATTTCGCCGTGTTCACCAAGAATCATTTTCTTTACATATCCCTCTTTTCTTGGTAGGTTTCCGCGCAATTCATAATTCGCAACACCCGAACTTGTAAATGCCGCCGGGTCGTCACAAACATAAAATTCAGACAATCCACCGTCCGTTTCGGATTGAATCAGGCATTTACAACCATCAGTCCATTTCCATATATGACCGAAAGGATTTTCAACACCTCGATAAGACGGCACATTTACTTTTGTTTCCACTCCGGGGTCGTATTCATCAGGCATTGTAAATTCAACAATTCCGGAATGATTGCCAAGACTGTTTGTTGCGCCGCACGGAACAAAAGGATAATAACTATTAAAGTTACTCCACTTTGTACCGTTTAAGGTCGTCACGCCGGAACTCAAACCGCCTTGGTGATAACCATTTTCATCAAGTTGCGCATTGAATGTGTCTTGTGAATTGAAGTTGGCATATTCAACGGCAAACAACCACCACAACTTCTTGTGTGTATGATATAAGTTGCAATTCCATTCAGTTGAACCGCGTTTTCGTGCGTATGCTCTGAAATTGGTCAATGAAATAGCCGTTGCGGGTCTGCCAAGCAATGTGCGGTATGTATCATCCCATGCCGAATTGTTATTGCCACCTCTGTAATCTGCATCATCATTCACAACGGCGCACAATGTCGTTGTTGAACGCTGAACGGTTGCTTCAACCGCTGAAACGTAATCTTTGCGCCACAACGTGAACCCCGGCAAAGGTTCGGTTGATTGCAAATGTCTTGATATGTCACCGTCTGTTTCAAAACGCACATACATATCAGGCAATTCAACCATGTATTGACCATCCGCCCCGGTCAAGTTTGCCGCCGCGCCATTGTCACGCTTTGTTGAATCATTAGCGTGCAAATAATAATTCACCGTGCCATTGTCTTTGAGGATGCAACGGCGCATAAGTGATTGCAAAGGCAATTCCTTGTGCAATTCCATTTTGCCAATTCGGGTCGGTTTTGGATTTGACACCGTGGCATTCCATTCTATGCCGTAATAGTAATCATAAGCAAATGTCGGTTTTGTATTACCGACACCAATAATCAATCCCATATCAATAACCCCATTTTAAGTTAATACCTGACAATGAAGTTTGTTTCACCGTCTTTACAATTTCAGGATTCCACCCACAATCAAACTGTGTTTCGATAAAATCCCCATCATTCATTCCGGCAAGCTGCACCGATAACAAAACGGGCTGCACACCGTCATTTTTAATGTTGAAGCATTGACCGCCGGACAAACTGAAATTTTTATTCGCCAATTGGTCAATAATGCCCATCTTTCCGATTTGCGCGGAAACTTGTTCACCAGCTCTTGTTGTGTCCATAATTTTTCAATTTATGATTTGCAAAATTAAATATTTGCGTGTTACTATAACACATTAGTTGATAAGTAAAGCATAACTTATTGAATTGTCGCTTCAAGTCTGTTTATTTCATCCCGGATTGCTTGCCTTTCAACGTGTAATGCTTCAATATCATAGGGTAATGTTTCGCCAATCAATGAACTTTCATAACACTTTATAATCTTGTAGTCAGATTCCGAAAGTTGTTCTTTCAAATCATTTATCACTGTTTTTGTGTAATTATCATCCACCTTTATTTCCCAAGATTGAACAATCTTACCATCAACAATTTTGAATGAATCTTGCGCAAAATACCCGGTTGCGCATTGTGGTTGTTCACTTGGGACAAAATCAAGATACCCGGATTCCCGTAATGCTGTCATGCGTTGTCCATGCTCTGTTGAGCATGAAACAATATCCACAAATCCATCTGCATTTATTTTTGCTAAAATTCTATGTTCCATAATTTACAATATAATAATCAGACCCATAAGCCCTTAATAATAAAGAATCACCCTTTGCCATATCAATCCAACCATATCCACCGTTTGGTCGTTCGGCGTTGTTGTTGCACAAATAACCACCATCAACCCCGGAAATGCGAACCCTGTTGTTATTATTAAGCCACGATATTTGAATTTGCAACAAGAAAGTTCCACTTGCCCCAATTTCATTCCAAACCGTACTTAATTTAGGCAATCTTACATTCAGATATGAAGAACCTATTGCATTGAATACAAAAGAATGTGTTACATTTATCCAATCTTCTATTATATCCGTATATGCTTGTCCCATGTATCCGTTTTCAAAGAAAGCGACTTTACCAATATTTCTTTGATTCCCAAATACACTTAACGCTTTAGGTTCATACCAATATTCCATATCCTTTTCGCTTGTTGATGTCGGTTTCTTGTGTAATTCAAGGGTTGTTCCCATGCTGCTTGTTAACTCCAACAGACCATTATAAGGATAACCCAACGAGTTCAAACAACCCAACAATACACGTTGACCGCTCTTTTGGAATCTTATAAAGTTATTGAGCAAAGCCAATCCGTTTGTTGTGTCCTGTTCGGATGAAGTGCCATAACCAATTTGTCCTTGTTGTACGCGAAAACCGCCGATATATCCGGATATGGCATTTATAACACCCTCAACAGTGGCTTTTGACATAACAACCGAACCGTTTTGCATGACCCTGAAAGGTGCGGTTGCTCTATTTTCATAAGAAGCCCCCGCCCAAATCCTTATGGATGTTGCCGCCGTTCCGTTTCCTGTTATTCCGGCAAGAATTGAACCGCCTGAACCCGCCAATTGGATTGTGCCGGACGTTACAATTCCGCCATCAATTACGGTCTTTGTGTTGTCATAAGTAACCGCAAGAACCCAATCATTTGCGATATATGAACCCGTTTTTCGTGCTGTTGCGCAACGCTTCAAAACAACGCCATTCACCCACAAGTCGCCGACATCATACGGCGTGTAGGGTGTTGTGACAAAAACACGTCTTTTGCCATCTGCCGTGTCTTGTGCTTGACTTGCTGCATTATATGCGTCAATTGCCTTTTGGTCGTCAATATTGACCCAAGAATATGAACTTGAATACCTTTTCAGTTTTTTTGCGGTTGAATTATACCACATATCACCAACGTGTTTTTTCTTCAATGTGGTTGTTGTCCAACTTGAAGCCGGGTCGGTTGTCTGAAACCAAGTTTCTATCTTGCCATCAATTTGATTTGTCAAATCCTCAATGGTATCATTATATGCCCCATTGATAAAATCATTCAAGGCGGTGTTGTCTGTGTATTTTGAAGCCTTTTCCCAATCACTTGATGAATAGTTGCCGGATGCACGTGCCGTCTTGCATCGCATAATATCCCCTGAACTACCTTGAACCCACAAGTCGCCGACATCATACGGCGTGTAGGGTGTTGTCGTAAATATTCGGCGTTTTGTACCTGCAAGTTTCAATGCGTCATTCGCAATTGCCAAGGCTTGTGCCACTTCTGAATCCTGTAATTCTTGCCATGAATAGGTATTTCCGTTCTTAACAAAACGAAAAACCTTACCCGTTGCCGTATTATAAAACAAGTCCCCAAGGTGGTTTTCCTTGTCCGCGGTTGTTTTCCATTCATTTGCCGGGGCATTGTTCAATGTTGGGTTGTATGTGTCAAAGAACTGTTCAATTTGCCCATCCAATTGTGCTTGTATTTCGTCAAGAATGCCCGGTAATGTATTATTGATGAAATCCTTTGATTCCAAAGATTCCTTGCCCAATTCTTCAAGGGTTTTTTCTTCACCGTTGGAATTAAATACAATACGACCGCCAATTTCGGAATTATCCAAATCAAAATATGTTTCACCATCCGCCGATTCAATACGTCCGGTTTTGATGAAACGCCCATTTATCATCGTGAATCCATACGTCAAAGCAATTGAACGGGCTTTCAATTCTGCATCAACAGAATTAAGCACACCAATCCAAAAATAATAATAACTATTGTCGGCATCCACTTTATATTGCGTTGCTGAAATCAGGATTGACCCCGTTTGGTCTTTCCTTGAACAACGTGCATAAATATAATAAGCCATATTACTATCCGTCAAGGTAATTTGACCGTCCGCAAGAACCCATGAAACGGCGTGTTCTTCGTTGATGGTGTAATGCGTCAAGACACCACCTTGCCATTTAAGCACATTTGCATTTCCATTGAAATTCGGTTGAAAGACTGTGTTTGTCAATCCGAATTGCATTGATTTCGCACCCACCGACAACGCAAGTGTATCAATTGAATTTGGCTTTATTTTATCTGTGTAATAATCCCCTTCCGGGTCAAAAACCATATTCAAAACTTCACGACTTGACCGCCAATTGGCGCGTGCGCGGGTCGGGTCTTTCAAGTTGTTTATTGTAATGACCTTATCAATGTCTATCAAATCAGATATGACCCGGTTTGTAATGCTTGACGTTGTTTGCGTGTCTGAAATGGTCAAGGTATAATCGTATGGGTCAAGGATGTTTCGTGTAAATGATTTTATGCGAATAGCCTTGTCCACATCAATATCCGCGTCCTTGACGTGTATATAATCGCCGGGGGCAAAGAAATTCATCACGCCCGCCGATTCATCCACGAATTGTTGCAAATAAGCCTTTGTAACACTTACGCCATACTGCACTTTCGGTTGACAGTTTTGGTCATAATACTTGTTGCCGACTTCTTCTAACTGTCTTTCCGCCGCCTGTTCGATTCCCAGGGAATAGGCAATTTCTGTTATTTTGTACTCGTTATCTTTCGCGAATTGAAAAGCCAAGGACGTTTCAGACGGGAACACATTACCCCGGTCATCCGTAAAAGACCGTAAAACAAACGTATGTGTCGCATGGTTATAACTTTTCAATTCAAAATCATATCCGGCAAGATTGCCCGTGTTGAAATGAATCTTTGCGGCGACACCATCAATCAAATATTTTGTGGTTATGCCATCGGCTTCCTTTTCGTTTAAGTCAAAAGGGAAATCCGTATCAACAAACGTAAAGGCATCAACAACTTTCTTGACTGACCCCGTGAAAGACGGCTTGACATCATCAAAGTTCTTTCGCCCCTCAAATACGCCATATTTCGCCACCATTTCAGACTTTTCAATATATGATTGTCCCTTGCTCTTTCCGGGCAAACAAAGGCGGTCGGCGCGGTATTTTGACGTAATATTTTCAGTGCTTCCATACACTTTCAAGCGGGTGACAATATTGGCGGATGAAACATTTTCGCGGTGCAACTCATACAAGCCTTTACCCCTGCCATATTCAAACAAATAAGGTGACGTTTGCCCAACCTGTTCATAAAGATTGATTGTATAAATGCCATCATCCTGTGTTATCTCAAATTCAACGCCGAAATTTGACGTGTCACAAAGATTTTGCAGTACGGACAAGCAATTGTCCGATTCTCCGAAAGTCAATGTCTTGTCGCTTGTGGTTTCAGGACAAACGCCCAATTTCCACTTGCCGGGGAACACCCGGTTTGCATTTGAAATCAAGACATTCATAAACCGTCGCAAATCACCCGTCAATGAATCGCCCTGTATGTCCTGCAATTCATTGTCTGTTGTATCAATATTGACATCATAAGACACACGGAATAAGTCATATTGTACCCCCTCAAACTGCAACGTGTATTGGAATAGGTGCATTCCTGTTTTTTTGACGGACGGCAAGCGGTTCAACTTGTAGTCACGCCCGAATACGGTTATCCTATCACCAATATTGTAGGTTTGGGGAAATGGGGATTCCACGGTAATATCAACCGTATCTTCTGCATTCAAACCCCAATTCTGCTTGGCGGATGTTATTCCGGTTGCCGTGCGCCGATTCTGCATTGGCACACGGTTTCCGTTGGGCTGTGTAATGATTATATTGGTTAAATTCGTTCCCATACTACAATTGCATTTGTTTCAAAGGATTTTATTTCATCAATACATCCGGTTATAACCGGGAAATAATCACCATTGTTGACGTAATCATGTTTGACCGTAACGGCATCACCGCTTATGTCGTAATCAACTGACCCGTCCCCCCAATAGATATTCACATATTTGGTTGATGTTAATGTGATTGTGCAAGTTTTGGTCGCTTCACTTACTCGTATATGCTTCAATACTCGTTTGACGGGTTCGGGTTCAACCAACTTCAACTTGAATGTGCCAACCATAAGTTCATCACTCCATTCTTTTGTCACCTCGATTGCATCTTTGCAATACACTTCATATATCAAGGGTTTCACCGGATGAACGTCAATGACAAGGCGGTTTGTTCCGGTCTTGTCAAACATCTGTTCAAACTCCATTATGCGTTTGATGAAATCCATCTTTGTTTCTGCCTTAATAAAACATGACAATGTGATTTCACGGGCTTCATAGAACTTATGTGCAAGGTCAATACTTTCACCGTGGTAATTATCCCAAGAAAGGCTTGCCGGGGCTTTCAGCTTCGGGCGGTTCATCACGCCATCAGACCCCGACACATATACACCAAATGTCTTGAAGTCCACACCATCCAAAAGATACGCTTGTTGCTTACTTGTTGACAATTCTTCAATCAATTGCGCCTGTGTCAACATCAGATTGTAAATCTTGACATCATCCAACAATCCAAAGCCGTATTCACCACCATAATAATCTTGATTAAGGGACACGCCAAGCAATGTCCCGGAATTATTGATGGTATATACCAAAGACGAATTGACATAAAAATTGAATGTTGTTCCACGTCTTGTCAATGCAAGTGAAAACCATGTGCCGGGCTTTGCTTCAATAGGAACTTCAACGTATTTTTTCAAGCCCGAAAAGTTCAACACCCAAATCAATCTATTGGGCGAACCACATTCAACCGCGCTATTCATAACCCAAAACAGCATGGAAAATTCCACATTCAGGTTTGGGAGTATGCTTTTTGACACTTCGCAAGTGTCCGACCCTGTAAACTCTATTGCATTGCCGTTTTTCCCGGCAACGAACTTTGCACCCGATACAACGCCATCCGCACGGTTTTGGCTGTAATCATACGCAATCAATGAACCGTTGCTTTCATCGAATGGCATTTGTAGTATTATATTGTTTGCATCCATATCAATATGTTTTTTTGTTCTTTTCCCGGATTTTTATAATGGCATCATTTGTTATATATTTCATAATCGTACCGCCGTAATGGTTGACGCAAACTTTCGCCCGGTCGCTTGCATACACATTCACAACGGAATCATCGAAAATATCAATCATCACAAAGGCATTATCCTTTGCAATCACATTCAATTCAGAATCATTTTTAAGGAATATTTCACATACGCCGAATCCGTTTGTTTCAATCCGCCCACGGGTTGCCCCTAAACACACGCATTTGGGCTTGTTTTCAATCAAAACTTCATCGTCAAGGAAAATACCGTATTGTTCCATTTTCCCCTTGAAATGCGTTCTTAAAAACTCATTGTCAGGATAATTGTTTGAAAGGCAAAAATCAATGCCTTTCAAATACATATCCGCCATTGCTGCAACATCGGAATCATGCAACTTCATCAATTGATTGTACCAAGGTGTGCATATTCCATCCGCTTTTGCTTGTCTTGCAAGTTCTTTGATAACTTTCATGTTCTGTTGTTTTATAGTAACACACACAAATTTATGATAAACCTTGTGAACGCAATGAATCCCCGGTGGAATTGTTTTCAAGGATTGTAATAATACGTTCAATTCTTGCCAAATAACGGTTGTATGCCGTATTTGCCGCAATAGTGTTCAGGGTCTGCAATGATTGCCGTAAAATTGAAGTTGCTTCAAGTTGGTTAATTCGTATCGCATTCACTTGTCCGGCAAGAATGCTTGCGGTTTCCTCTGACACACCTTTAACCGCCCCCGTCAATGAATCATCAGATTCTTCAATATTCATATCCTTGAATATATCCGAATATATGCCCAAGGCTTCATTGAAGTTGTTGGCGGCTGCCTGAACACGCCGTTTGAAGTCTGCAATTTCTTCATCCGTCAATCCGTCAAAAATGAATGTGTCGCCGCTCCAATAACCCATTGAACTTTCCAAATCATCAAGTGCGCCTTGAAGCTGCTTTTCCAAGAATTTCTTTTTCAGTTGGTTCACAATCGCATTTTGCAACACTTGATTCACGGTGTTTTCAAAGGCTGTGGCGGCATCTTCACCCTGCTTGAATGCTTCAACAAGGGCATCACCCAAAGTCCCGGCAAAATCAACGGCATCAGTCTGTAATATGTCTTTTGATATTTCATCATACATATCTTCAATTGACCGTCCCAATTCATCGTATTGGTCTTTGTATTCCTTTACCTTTGCATCATCGGTCTTTTTCTTGCTTTCTTCTGCTTGCCACATTTCTTGCAAATGTTGGCGTTGCTGTTCCATGTTGCGTATTGCCTGCATTTGCCCGGAATAAACATCACCGCCCAAGGCTTTTTCAATCTGCCATTCCAATTGCGCATAAGCCGATTGAAGTTGTTCAAGGGCTTTTTTGTGTGCTTTGATTTGTTTTTCCGCCTTGCGGTCACGGGTATTGAACAAATCAAAGGCGGATGAAAGCAAACCGATTGAACCTTGTATGATAGACAAGGGGTTTCCGGTTGCAATTCCTTGTGCAACCTGACTTGCACCACCAAGAATGCCACCTAAATCGCCGATTATGGCTTGGGTTTCTTCATCCATTGTGACACCCATTTTTTCAAGACCGGACGTTACGGCATCAAGTGTTCCGCCTACAAGGTCAATGACTGAACTTGCACTTTCAAACATATTAGTCAATGACTTTTTCTTGCTTTCATCGTCACTTGCTTTGCCATATTCTTTAATGCTTGAAACCAAGGCTTTGAACGGATTTCGTTCTTGGATTTCATCCTGCATTTCCGAAATCTTGTTTTTCAATGTTTCAAGGTCTTTCGGGTCAAACTCGATTCCAAGATAAGCACCATCAAGACCGTTGATTTTGTCAATAAGTTCTTGCAATTTCCGCGTGCTTATTTCGTCAAGGTCGCCAAACATCAATTCCCAATCCGGGTGTGCTTGTAATTCTTCAAGGGCGAACTTTGAAAGGGCTTGTTCTTGTGCCTTATTCAGGGCATCAACCATTTCAGCGTTCCCGGCTTCTTGGGCAACCTTTCGTTTTTCATCATATTCATCAATGATTGCTTGCTTCCGTTGCTCAAATGTGCCGTATTCTGCCAACATTGCATCGTAATCAACACCACCAATATTATGCACGTCCGTATTGTACTTATTTGTGCGGTTCTGAATTGCTTTGTCTATTTCGGCACGTTGGGCATCCGTTGTTGCCTGTTCACGTTGACGCATCATTAAGGCAACGTCATTGTTGAATTGTTCTTCAAGTCGCCTTTTCTGTTCAACATAAGACGCATATTCTTCCAATAATGATTCCGTTTCCTGTTTCAACTGTTCTTGGGCATTATTTTCAGCTTCATTAAGGGATTCCGCTTTGGCATTATCCAAGTCCGTTCCGTCATTACTTAATTCCTTGCGCCTTTGTTCTATGATATTAAGCATCTCTATAACGGTGCGTGCATTGGACAATTGTTCGTTCAATTCATTGTTGAATGCTTCCAAAACGGTTTGTTTGGTTTCCTCTGCAATGGCATCATTCAATTGTCGCAACTGCTTGTTTTGCTCTTTTGTCCGGTTCGCAACATCAACCGCCAAGATTTGTTCACGTTGATTCTTCAAATAATCAATATAGGTTGCACCCTCTGCAAGCAAACCTTGAAATTCTGCATTTGCCGACCGAACCAACACGGCATCACCTGAATTGACCCACTTGTTGAACCGTTGATATTCGGATTTGTATTTATTCAGCTTTTCCAAGAATGGGTCTTTGCTTTGTGACCCACCCCCGGTTGTGGTTGTTTTCTTGCCTGTGATTGCATCGGCTTGTTTCTGCAAATCCTGAATTTCCTGCATGGTGGCTTTGTAGTCTGCATTGTTAGTCAATGTTTTCAATGCGGCTTGTTTGGTCTGAATGGCTTGTTCTATCGCCCCCAAAGTTCCATCCTTGTATGTGTCGGACGCATCAATTCCGGCTTGTTTTAACAAATTCCATCCATTTGATTCCGCAATGGCTGCATCAGTGAACCCCTTTGTAATTTCACCTCTCAATTCATCTATTTGCGTTTTCAATTCCGCCTTTGCTTCATTAGAAACAAGAACTTGTTTGTAAACGGGGGCATCTGAACCGGGAACAACGCCTGTCATAACCGTTTTTGTCGTTTTGTCGGGCATTGCATTATATTTTTGTTCCTTTTCCATCAACTCTTTTACCTTGTCTTGTGCCTGTTGAACAAGAATCAATGCTTTCGCCTTTTCGATTTGTGCGTTGATGAACGCATTTTTATTGGCTACAAGCAAATTTTCTGCATCAGTAACCCCGTTTATAGACACGCCCAATTCATCGAATGCCTTTTTATTGGCTTCAATGAATTTTTTCTTGGCTTCCAAATCATCGCCAAGGGCATTCCACTTCAAGGATAATTCTTCAATTGCCGCAATAGGCTTATAAGCATTTTCCGCAACGGATTTATACCATTCTTCTTGTGCTTTTTTGGCTTCATTGGCTTTTCCGACAAAATGCGTAACAAGCGCGATTAAAGCGGATATTCCGGCAAGAATCCATCCGAACACCGGGATTGATTTTATTGCAGCCCCTACCATACGGAAAGCCCCGGCAAGACCTATATTTGCCACCGTTCCGGCGGTCGCGGCGGTTGCTTGCGCCCCGGTTGCAACCGTGTTTGCAGCTTGTGCCGTTGTGTTTCCGGCTTGGGTGGCTGTATTGGCTTGTTGGGCGGCTGTGTTTGCGGTTGTTGCCGCCGTATCTGCAACCGTTGCGGCGGTATCTGCCACGGTCGCGGCAGTTGCCGCAACCTGTTCACCTCGACCGATTGCCAATAACTTATTCCACCATTCTTTAAGACCATTGATTGTGATAAGTTGAAATGCTTCATCCTTATCAAGTGCAAGTTGCACTTCTTTCAATCCTATTGTGATTGCCATCAAGGATTGAACTTTCAACATAATCTTTTGTAGATTCTCATTTTCCCCGGCAAATAGCGCAACCGCGCCTTGTGCCGCTGAAAACATACCCGACACACCGGAAAGACCGGACAACAAACCATCCCACATACGTTCACCACGCTTCAACATATTTTGCTGTGTTGTGATTGCGTCCATCGCTTCCGATAATTCGCCCAATTGTTGTTGCAACTCCTTATATCGGGGTGAACCTGTGTCGCCTGAAAGTTCCAACGCTGCCAATTCTTCACGGACTTCACGCAACTTTGTGCGGAATGAAACGTGTGATTGCGCCGCCTTGTTTGCTTCTTGGGCGGCTTTCTCCAATTTGGTTGCTTCTTCTTCAAGTGCATCGGACTGGTCGCGCAATTCTTTCAATATTTGCTTGCGTACTGTTATTTCTCCTTTGATTGCGCTTACTTTGCTTTGCAATGCCCGGTATTCATCATCATGCCCGGACATAAACGCATCACTCATTTGCGTGGAAAGACGCTTGTATTCATCTTCAAGGCGTATAAGTTCATTTTCATGTTCTTCACACGCCACGCCGATTTGCCCAAGGGTTGTCCTTATTTGCCCCATCGACATTGCCGCTGCATTATTGGTTGCTTGCAGACTGTTCAATTCATTCATTAGCGCAACAAGCCCTTGACGTTCTGCATCAAGTTCATCTTTCACTTGTCGTGCTTCATTCATCAAAACATTTTGGGCTTCACCGGGTTCAATAGTGTTTATTCTTGCATTCAAATCCGAATAGGTTGTTTCCAAATCCTGAACAACCTTTCTTTGAATTTCGATACACTCAACTATTTCTTGGGTGGTCTTGTCCATCACATCACCACTACCAACAACGGCATCAGAAAAGCCCTGTACACGCCGCAAGGTTTCGTTTATTGCCGAATTAAGTTGTTCGTTGTCCATGATGGACTTGAAAGACAATGCCCCGCCGTCAATTTCTGCCATATTACATTAAGCTATTTACATAATTCATAATTTGTTCACTGTTTGATTCCGTCAATTCGATTGTTTCCGTACCACCATCATCCATATCATAACTTGGTGCATCAATCATCATGCGTTGAACCACCGACCATGCAATGCCGTGTAAAAGGTAATCATAAGTCCACCCGAAATGCTGACATATCGTACCCCGGCGACCGTGCGGACTGTTTAACCCTCGTTGTTTTCCTCTATCCGAATCGGCATTGTGGTTCTTTCTTGCTGTACTAATCGAATAGAGTTCAAAAAATCCCCCAAGTTGCACATCGCATTTACAAGGACATACAATTTGTAAAGCACGGATGGTTTGATTGTACGGGCAAACAATGATGTTAATTCATCAAGGCGTTTGACATCCTCAACCCACCTTGTGCCACCTTTTCCGCATACGGGAATCAATCTATCTTCACCAAGCACGGCAATGGCAACAACCCTTGCGCACCTTATTGAATGTTTGTGGGCAAGTCCCCTTGCACGTTTCATTGAATCTTCTGTTTTCATTTCGGATTCATCAAGGGACATTTCTATTGTTTCGGCGGAAATACGGTCAAGGGTGGCAAGGGTCAATTCTTCGATTTTGAATGTCCTTTTAACCTCTCTTGGTTTGTATTTCTTTATAAGACCAAAGAAGTGCTTTTCAACGTCAAATTCAATGTCTTTGACTTCAAATGATACCCCTTTGTTTATCAAGGTGTTCAATTCCGCCCGTTCTTGTTCAAGTTTCTTCTTATCGTCCGATTCCATTTGTTTCATCTTTACGGTGCAAATCCAAAATTTTCATTTTATAAGTTTTCTTTCCGGCTTTCCTTGCCGCTTCTTGCGCCGCTTCATGGGATGCTTGTTTTAGCATTTCAATCTTAAATTGGCGGTCAGCTTCTTGAAAAGCCTTTTCAAATCTGTTTTCAACGGCTGTTGTATCTATCAAAACAACCATTACATATATCAATGTATCAATCATCTTTGCTAAAAATAAAAGCCCCCAAAGTTCAATCACTCCGGGGGCTTCGGGTTTCACAATTAGACCCCGACATTAGATTTTCATGTTGATTTCTTGGGTACGCCGCGCAATGCTTTTCCGGCTGAAACCGCCATCGGGGTCACGGTGAAGTCGACAAGGAAAATTCCTTTTGCAGACATATCGGCGTTGATAACCGCTTCAATATCTCCATTCGGTATTTCAAAGTCAAGTCCCTGTTCAGTTTCAACAAAGATTGCCTTGTTTGCAACAACTTCGTTTCCATCATACCCCCAAGCACCGCTTTCAAGTTTTGTTCCGCCAACGTATGCCACAAGGTCATCCACATTTGCATCCATCATTGAGAAAGTCAATGTCGGGATTTTGCGTGACTTCTTACGAACTTCCGGGGCTGCCATGCCCTCTTCGTAATGTTCGGTCACTTCTGCCGCGTCCTGTGCAATCTTACAAGTATCTTTGTATGTCTTGCCAATCTTCGACAATTCAGCGGGCATTGTCCCATTTGGTGCGGCTGTTCCGACCTTAATTTGACAAAGCCCAAGTGTAATTAAAGACGTTCTTGTTTCTGCCATAATTTTAATCAATTTGAATATTCCAATCAATACGCAAATTCATAAAGTGTTGCTTGGTGTTCGGTTCATACATGATTGTCATGTTGCCCGGTGTCATTGTCATACCTTTCAAATTCGCGTTTCTCACTATCGCCAAGACTTCATTTGTCAGGGCTTTCAGACGTGTGCGGTTTGCGGAAACCTGCATTTCGCCTTTGATTTTCTTGCTTGTGTCCGGGGTGTATATATTGATGTTTGAAGTACCGATTTGTGGCAAGCAATCTTGCGTCAAGTCAATAGTATTCACAACAATATCTTCATTGGTTGAATTTTCCGGTCTATCATCCCCGGTATAGCAACCGCCTTTAATGGATGTTTTGCCGTTCAGCAAAGCAAACAAGATTCCATCGGTGTCAAATATGGTTTTCATTATTCCGCTGCACGTTTGATGTTAGTAATCAATTTTTCCAACATTCGGGGTAATTCCCTTTCTGCAAGATGTTCCGCGCTCGACAATACGTTATATCCACGCGCTTCAACATACGCCGCATAATTCATTCCGGCAACCACTACAAGGGCAATGCCCTTTGTTTCCTTGCCCACCTTTTCGGCAATTGATTGTCCGGTTTTAACACCCCTTGCCGCCGCTTCACTTTCCGCACCGCTTGCCGCATCGAATTGGGAATGTATCGCCACACCATCAACAAATACTTCATATCCCGTTGACGAAAGCAATGCGCCCGTCTGCATGGTATATCCTTTGTTGTTACGTGCTTCAATAAGGCACATTTCGCCAAGATGCTGCAATCTTTCGATTTGCTTGCGTTCGACCATATCAAGAAAAGCATCAAACCTTTCTTTAAGGTCTGCTTTTGTGAAGTTTGCTTTTACACCCATAATCGTGAATGAAGTTGTGCGGGGTCAAAATTCAAGCATATTCCGGCAATGCGTATGTCCGTGCATTCCTTGTCGTTTGCAATAATTACCCTTGTACCCTTTGCCACTTTAGGGCAACTTTTGGGACACTGTATGATGGATGTTGCCTTTTGGTATTCACCCCCGGCAACTTGATATTCCGTGCCTTTTCCATCTGTTTCCTCGCGGCACATGGAAATGAACTTGCGCGACATTATACATTCCGTCCAATTGCCTTGTTCGTCCTGTACGGATTCCCCGGCTTCTTCAATGAATAGGAAATGTGGATATTGCTTTACACTCATATTACCAAATGTTTGAACGGTTACGGATTTTCGGGCGACCAACCAACACGTTTTCTTTGCCCAATTCATTGCACAACGCATTATAATACAACTTGACGGCATCCATGTTCCAAGAAACGGAATATCCACCCTCGGACACATTTTGCATCATGCCTTTCAGCACGACCGACATACGTTTATACACCGCATTGTCACACGCCGTTGTATCAACAACGCCATCGGCTTCAATACCCGCTTTTACAATGATAATATCAATATCATCATCCGAAAGGTTAAGCCCATTTAATGATTTGGTCAAATACTCTTTGTTTGTCATATCGCATCTTGTAAAAAAGACCTTGGGGCAAATGCCCCTTGGTCAAATGTTAGTTCTTATTCCAAGAAGTTGCGTTGGCCTGCATCAAAACGCTTCTTCCGGCAAGATTCCAAGCCGGGAAAAGGTTTGCAATTCCCTCGGTAACTTCCTGAACGGGTGATTCATTGGAATACTTCTTGACCAAAGTATGTCCGTGCATAACCTTTTCGGCAACACTTCCGGGCATTTTCTTTGCATCAATAGGCTTTTTCCAATAGGTGTTTCCAAGCACCTTGCTTTCAGAGAAAAGAATTACATCATCTTCAAATGGGTTTGAAGTGGTGCGTGAACCGTCTGCAAGTTCAATCGTGATTTCTTGGTCTATTACGATAATCTGCAAACCACGGAACAATTCTTTCTTCTTTGCAAGATATGCGTTCACGGTTGCCAAATCCGGTGCATCCTGTGTTCCTGTTGCATTCTGAATGTATGATGAACACTTTTTCAAAACTTCTTCCTGTGAAGCGAATTTTTCAAAGGTATCTACATTCATAAATGCAAACTTGTATGTTGCACCAAAAAGACGTTTGCCCAATTTAAGGGCGGCGGGAAAGTCTTTGGATAAAGGCTTTGCCGCTGTTCCATCAGTGTAAGAAGTTGTCACGCCAATCTTCTGTTCTGCCGGAATCAGGTAATCAACATCATATTCAGTGACAACCGCCGCATTGTTGGAATTGGTGAACTTGACCTTTCCAAGCGAAATTTCACGCAATGCAATCCATTCCGCACGGGCTGCAACGCCATCCCAACAAAACTTGGTATCTTCCGCCCAAAACTCCACAAGGGCTTTCAAGTCGGGGTTGTTGCTCGACATTGCAACCATTATGTCGTATTCGGTCAATTCATCTTCGTTTTTCTCTCTCGAAATGGTGATTTTTGGTATATCACCCTGAATCCTTGAAATCGCTTCACGGGTCTTTCTTGGAATTGTCGCACCCCTTGACACAAGGTCGGCGGCAATCTTCAAGCCCGATTGCGCTTCAAGCATTTTCCACGTCAAGAAATTTGTTTCTTTGAGTGGGAAAAGGGTTGGATAATAGTAATCTTTCAGGTCGTAAGTACGAATTACGGCTTCCATATCCTTTTCATTCAACCCAACCATCAATGATTTCTGCATATTGGTTTACTTTTAGGGGTTATACATAAGCGATTGTTTTCAATGCCTGTTTAATGGCATCGTTGACAATTGGTGCATTTGCTGTGTTCACAACACCGATAACCCAAGCATCTGTGAACAAGTTTTCGCCGTTCTCGACATCATAGTTTGACCCGGCAATGGCGACCGGGGCAACTTTCAATGTCTTGTTAGCTCCACTTGATTCAAATGCACAAGTTCCGGCTTTCACTATTGCACCAAGGGTTGTTCCAACGGTTATGACATCTTTTGCGGCATCGGACTTGTCAATGGCTGTAATTGTCTGACCATCGCAAGCATCAGTTGCGAATCTATCACCAACCTTGAAATGATGTCCTTTTGCCACTTCATAGGTTGTTGCACTTGCATTCGCTTCCGTAATTACTTGCGCGGTCTTACAAACGACATACAGACCATTTGAACCTTTGCCAAGGGGTGTTCCCTCAAACAACGCCGAACCGCCCAAATTCGCGACCTGTACGGTCACACCGCCGGGAATGTCCGCAACGCGGTGAAGAATACACTTCACAACACGATTGTCCTTTTTGCGTTTAATCGTCAATGACATTGTTTTTTGCTTTTAGGGTTCAACTTAAATTTCTTTTCCCGTAAACGTACTGTTTTCGGGTTTTTGGCTTGCCACAAATTCAGCAACGCCCTTTGAAACGCCACTTTCTTCTTTTTGGGAGAAAAGCGGTGTACCGCCGGAATTGTTCAATGCGGCATTTGCCATGTTTTGATTTGCTGTGGCAATGTCTGTGACCTTTTCATTCAAGTATTCATTAAATTCATCGTCCGTGTCGAATTTCATACGGGCAAAATCTTTAAGGGTTTGCGCCTTAAATGTTTCATCCTTACATTCATTCAACTTTTCGGTCAATGCTTGAAGCCTTGATTTTGCAATGTTATCAGCTTCATAACCGGATAACTTTTCTTGAAACGGCTTTACTGCTTCCGCAACGGCTGCTTTCACAATCTCGGAAATATCATTCGGGTTGGGTTTAGGGTCGCCGGGTTCGTCCCTTTTACCCTTATCCACGAAATCATACTTCTTCTTCAAGTTCGCTTCAAAGGTTTTGTTGCTTTCGGACACTTCCTTGTCCACATCGGCGCGAAACTCCTTGACGTATTCATTCACTTGCGCATCGGTGAGTTTATCCACAAGGGCTTTCGCTTCTTCATCGTTGGTCGCCTGTAACGCAAATGTGCGTGCCAAGTGATTCAAAACGTCTTTTCGCACGCCTGAAAACTTTGCAATCAGTAATGCCAAAATCTTTTCTTTCATTCGATAAATGTTTTATGTGTTACAAATCAACGACAAAGATATTGTGTTTTATAGTGATACACATTGATATATCGGCGAACTTATGCTTTACTTATCCACATTTTTGCAATGCAATTGCATTTTTTTTGCCCAAAATAGTTGTTATATTAAATAAAACATATATATTTGCGGTGTGTTACTATAATACACAATTTACAATGACAATAAAAACTTTCGCAACAATGAAGAAACAAGCAATTCAAAATTTCAAGGTTTTAGAATCAACATCAACAAGGTTATGTATTGAATTGACATCATCCATACGTTTGTGCGGTCAAAGACATTCCGACCGCCGTTCCGGTTCATCTGTATGGGTGACACATATTGAAAAATACGGTAAATGGAAAGTTTTTGACAACCCTTTTTGCCGTAACGACTATTCGGTTCAAGAAAAATGGGGAATCGTCAAGGCAAATACTTTTCGCGGTGTTGTCATTGCAAAAAGATGGTCATACAAGGACGACATCATTACAGCTTTGAATAGCATTCCAACCAAACCAATTTCAAATAATTAAAACATACTACAATGGCAGCAATTACAATGCAATATATCAAACAAAACCTTATGGGCAAAACCATTTCACATTATGACGGGTGGAATGGTTCACATGATTTTTTCAAAATAGGTCACATTCAAAATGATGGGTCTTGTGTCCGGGTTTTCCCTGAAAAGGGCAAGGGATGGGGTGTGTTTATCCCCAAAAATATCATACCCCAATTACTTCAAGATGGGGAATACAGCAAGAGTAATGAAGTTGAAAGATGTTCGTATAAAACAACTTGGAAATTATTGAATTAACAACTTAAAAAACAACACTTATGGCAAAGCGTAAAATCATAAACATGGGCGATGTTGTGGAAAACTATGTAATGAATGACCTTGTTTGGAAAGTTGATGTTCCTGCATTTTTACAAGAAATAGTGACGGCATCAAGAAACACACCATATAAGGCTACATTTAAGATTCTCAATAATGTTCTTGCGATATTGGCACAACGGGCAATTGAATTAAATGACCCGGCGTTAAATATCATAATGTTGAACCTTTCCTTGTATGATGGTTCACATGGCAAAGATATTAAAGAGATAAAAGCACGTGAACGAAATAGGATATTAGAACAAAGTCGTAATTGTATTAAATAAAATAGTTACTTTTGTATGGAAAAGACAAGTATTGAAGCCATCGCAAAGAAATATAATTTGGCGGTGGATTTCGTGAAGTCACTTCACGACAAGATTATTGACAAGGAAAATTTTGCCCGTGCGGTACGGATGTTTGCGGTCGGTTTGCTGCCTTATGATATGGCGACCGGGAATGAACCTATCAATGTGGCGGAATATCGCTCAAAGGTTGCCCGCAACTTTTGGAATAGGCGAAAGATGCAATCGGAACAATTCAAGGCGACAATGGAACATCAAAAACGCATCTTTGAATATTATTCAGAATGTCGCCGTCTTACATTCCGGCACAAGCAAAATAAAGCCGTTATGGACGTTGTTTTCATCAAGGATGGTCAATTGGTCGCCTTTGGTCATTACAAGCCAACACAAGGCGGAATTTATGCGGCAAACAATGAAGTAATGCCGGACTTCAATTGGCAACCACATGAAACGTTGGCAAGGTTACGCAAACTTAACAAGGCGTTTTATAGACAAGTAAAAAAGGCGGCTTTCAATTCGCCGCGTGAATGGTTTGATTTTAATTATAAAACAATATGAGAATATCAATCAGCTATAAAGATTTTGAAGCAATCTGTTTTGCAATAGACCAAATCGAATCCGCCCTTGAATCTTCTGAAAATGAAGAATGGAATATTCTTGCAAATGAACAACTTGCACATCTTTATTCTATCAATAAAAAGTTCAAGGATGAACAAGCGAAATCACAAGATTTGAATGACGCAAGGCGTTATGTTCGTGCAAGGAATCCTTGGCAACCTCAAAAATACATTGACAAAATGGCACGTGCTTTAATAAAGAAAAGAAATGAATTAAAAGGATGAACGGTAATACAATATATCACGTCTGTTTTGGCGATAATAACAATCATTATTTCGGTTCTATTGCCGCCATATATGACACATTCACCCCGGTTGAATTGGGGGTGTCAAAATCCCGGTTGTGGGCATACGGAATTACGGATTCAAAGCCGTACCGGAACAACAAGTGCATCATTTACCGGGGTGTGATTCATCGAAAGAAAACGAATCGTAAACCATCTAAATGAATGAAATATGGAATATAGTAACCTAAAAGAAAAGACCATCTTTGATTTCTGCAAGGATGAAAAAATGATAAGTGACATTATCATTGTGTCCAAAGATGCTTATTTGAATGAATTGAAGTCTTATCCATTGTTGAATGCGCACACCTTGATTGAATATGCCGAAAAGACAAACAACAAGGATTTATTGGACGCGGTGACACAACAATACAAAAAAGAACTTGAAGAAGAAAACAACGAATAAAGAAAGGGGCTTGAATGCCCCTTTTCTTATTCACCTGTGATAATTCCTTGTTCTTTCATATAGTTTTCAATGGTTTGTACTCCATAACCTTTTCGACACATTGCAACTAATTTCTTGATTTGAGCCTTGCCCAATTTCTTGCCGTTTGCCCCCTTGAATTTATCAAGTCCGCCGTCCAATAATGCTTGTATTGCCGTTGTTTCTTGTTCGGTGTACTTCAATTCAAAAAGATTTTTTCTTGCGGACTTCAACACCTGTTCAGGGTCAAGACCAAGTTTCTTAATTACAAAGTCATAGCCAATGACACGGCGATTGTAACCCGTTGAACCACGGTCGTTGATAAATTCCGGGTGTGGCGTTGATGGGCAACCCATTTTTGCATAAAATTCAGGTAATGTTTTACGTGCTACAAATTCATTCATCATTTCCATCACATCGGTTTGGGTGCTTGTCATATACATATTGCCCGGAATGTTGCGATTGTGCGTGATTTCATGCCAAAATGTTGCCATCGCATCAGCTTCTTCAAATGTGATTTCATTCGACCTACCTTGACCGATTTTTGCCATCGCGGATTTGACGTGTTCAAGCCTTTCAGGACGCAATGAAATACGTCCATCCATATAAGTGAATCCGTTTACACCGCTTTTTCTTGTCGGGGTCAATACGCAATCCCCATTTTCAAACCATCTTTCGGTCTTAAATTCCGCATTTATCCGCTTCAATGTATCGTCAACATCCTTGTCCTTTGTGTATGAAGTTTTCATTGCCGGGTGAATAGCAATACCGGACGCATCATTGATTGCTTTCTGCAAGTCTGCAAGACGCTTTTTGCAAGAAGTCTTGCCCATAACCCATTCACGCTTGTTCGCTGTTATTGTCGCAAGGTCTGTTTCAACTTCATTTGCATCAATGTTCGCTTTGTGTGCATCATCAATCGCCTTTCTTGCATCCACAATGTAATTGTTGTATTCTTTTTCCGCATTCTTAATCCTTTCATCCAATTCATCCATTGCAGTCAAGATATTATTCACTTCCGGATTCTTCATCGCATCATCAAGAATGTAGGTGTTAAGCCCCCATTCTTGGCATTTTGCACGAATATTTGAATCCTTTTGTTCCAACTCCACAACCTTTGATTGAATGGTTACAAGTCTTGATTGAATACGCGCAATATCCCTATCATTCACATATTTATCAAGCATTGAAAGTTGCACCGACAACCCCCATTTTAAGCAATTTTGACGCATCAATGTGATTTGTGGTTTCAGTACATCAAGTTGTTGTTGTATCGGGTCAATCTTCGGTTTTTCAGGTAATGCGATTTTCAAGCCTTTGGATAACAACCCGTCCGTAAAGTTGTCTTTGATGAAATAGGGGGTTGAAGCCCAATTTGCTTGCGCATCAACATGGGCTTTGACCCACTCTTTGAAGCCGTCCGGGACATCAACAACAACATTCTTGGCTTCCATCTTTTTGTAAGTTGTACCGTTCAAAGCCGCTTTCAGGTCGCCCAACTCATTTTCATCAAAGGTTTCTTCATCCATCAAAATAGGAACGGCGTAACACATACATTGAGGATGCCAACCTTTGAATCTGAATGTTTTGGGGTATCTGCCAACCAACTTTTCGCACAAATCACAATCACATAACGGTTCATGGTTTGAACGGTGGATTTCAAAGCCCACAACAAAATCAAGACTTTGCCAACGCTGCCAATCACTTTCCCGGTATGCCATATTGATTTCGGAACGTGTCAAGCGTTGTGCATTCTTGACACTTGAACGGTACACGCCACGTCCGGGATGAAAAGCCCTTGCAGCTTTCGACAACACAAGATTGCCACGCTTATCACGTACACGCCGGAATAATCGATTCGGTTCGTTCAAGTTCTGCTTCACGTCCCGTGCCAATTGTTGTGCACTTCTTCCATCGCCCAAGCCAACATCAAGTGCGGATTCAAGTTGTTCTTTGTACTGACCAACATATTTCCACACTCTTTGTGAAAGATTCATTCCGTCAATCTTTCTTTCCTGAAATGCTTGCAAGGCTTCCAAGTTCCGGTCTTGCATTTTCTTTAGCCGGGCTTTACTCAACTTTGACGTGTCCATGATTGACGAAATGAATCCATCATTCTTTTCACACGCGAAAAGCCATTGTTTCTTTGACCCGGTTTCAATTGTCGTTATCATGCGGCTTGCAAGCTGTTTTGTTGCGTCCTGCATTACCGCCTTGACACTTGGATAATCATCAAAGGAAAACGGCTTGTCAGGGTCATATTTGCCCTTTGCCGCCGCGGTTGATATTGCCTTTGTCGCACTATCAAACAACGCATCAATGGCAAGTGCGTATGATTCCGTTTGCCTGTAATGCTCCAAGTCGTATGAAACAATTGAAAACCGGGTTGTCTTTTGCCGTTTAGCCATACTTATGCAATTATAGGTTCACCGACCATAAACGCATTTTCGGTTGTCGTTTGGTCTTTTATCTTTTGCATGGTCGCTGCAACATTCTTCGATATGCCCGCGCCCTCAACGGATTCTTCTTGCGAAATAACGGGCTTGTTTCCGTTTGCAGTCAACCAATAGTTCAATTCTTCAAGTTCATCTATAAGCATATACGGCACAAGTTCAGGTTCGACAATGATATTTTCACAATCCGTTTCCAATGTCGTGTTGATTTGTCCGATATATGCCAATATGATATTCACGCGGCGTTGCAAGTAATCATCAAATATTTCCGCCTTGTCCTGTACTTTCAAATGTGCATCCATGAAAAGAAGTTTCAGGGCAACACCGCTTATCGCTCCAAGACCTTTGACCGCATCAAATGAAATGTCGGGGGTCTGTGATATGGTATATATCAGCTTCAAAAGGGTTTCGATTTCCAATTTGACAGATTCCGGGGCATTCTGCCATGACACATATTGCATTGTCGCACCTTCTTCACCCTCAATAACCGCACCGGATTCACCTTTCTTTGACCATCCGTTAATTTGTCCGGTCGTGAAAATCTTTGGTGAAGCATGATAATCGTTGGTATCGGCAAAGTTTGACAACAAATGTTCCAAACGGTCAATCAACTTGTCCACATCTTCCGTTTCAAAATACGGTTGGTGTCCATACACAACCGGGATTTTGCCTATTGCAATAGGTTTTGGATAACCGGGGGCGGCTTCATATCCATTTGCACCATTTATCCAAAGCCAATGTTCCTTATCCGTGAATGTTTCAAAGTAATCAACGGCATTTCCGTTGTCGTCTTTTCTACTGAATGCACGTGAAAAGGCAACCATATCACCCGTTTCATCAAAATACGGGTAAAGCGTATCACCATATTCAGGCGAAAACAATGCACAACGCAATTTGTGTTGTGCCGGAAAGCCATATTTTGAATGTGATTTGTTTACGGGTACGGTGTACCAATATTCTGCACACTCTTTGAATCCGAAAATGGCACGTGCAATCTTTCGGTTCATTGACTTACTCTTTACATCCACCAAAATACGGTTCAAAGCATATAACACGGCTTGTTCATTATCATTTTGGGGCGTTGCATTATATTTTGGGGGATTGCCAAAACAAAACGACACGGCACGTTTGATTATCAGCTTTTGCAAGGCAATTGCAACCCTTGCCACCTTTTCCGTCCTGAAATTTACCGCTTCACCATCGGTCGTGATAACCTTTTGCGCGGAATCCGCGTCATTATCTGCATCAACTTTCACCCGTTTGTCCGGTCGTTTTATAGGGTCATTGACATCATGCAACTTGGGGTTCAATGCTTTTTTTGCTTCCTCAACATCAGGTTGCGGGATAAAACGGCTTGACTTCAATTCCGAAATCACATCATTTGCCGTTGCTTTTTTGAAAATTTCTTCAATCGTCATATTATTTATGTTTTATAGTAATACACTTAATAACCAAAAAGACTTGCCACGTCCGATTTCTTGTGGTTTTTACGCTTTTCAATTGTACCCGTCAAAGCATCCGGCGCATCATCGTGTTCATTTTGTCCGGCTTTCAAATAACCGCAAATCGCCTTTGCAAATTCAGGGAATAAATGTTTCCAACCTTGCGGCATGAATGTAAGGTTTTGAACCATTGCCGAATGTTCGTAAATACGCGTTTCCTTATTTTCCTTTTGATGGAATGAAGTAAACTTCGTTTTGCCGTTGCCCATCAATCGGCATTGCTTTTCCACGTTGTTCTTAAACAGACGACCACCGTTGTTTGCTTCAATAATACATTCGGCGACACCGTGTTTACAAAGCATTTTGGCAAGGGCGGGTTCTGTGTATTCCACGGGGCGTTGCGTGTATAACACATCAACAACATAGTTTCCAATATCCGTTTCATCATAAACAATTGCACACAAATAGTCCGCACCTGTATCGGCGGTGTCCACGTAACATTTGCGCTTGACATACTTTGTCGCCGGGCGAATAAGATATTCAACAAATCCGCTTTCATACATAAGTCCGGTACGCGGTTGCGGGTCTTGTTGATACAATGATTCAAACACTTGCGGATTTCGTTTGCGAATGGCTTGCAGCTTTGCAAGATTATGTCTTTCGCTCCATAAGGCTTCACCCTCGTTTCGCGGGTCGTATTCAGTTGGTTTGCCCTCTTTGATTGCCTTATATACAACGACAACCCACCCGTCCGGGTTTTCCTTTTCATCATACACACCTTGTTGCCGCAATAATGTTCCCGCCAAATCATCTTCATGCCATCTTGTGAACACAATCAATTGTTGCGAATCATTGTGCAATCGGGTTTCCGCCACGGTATCATACCAATCTGAAACGGATTCACGAACAATCGGCGACCATGCCGTTTTCGCATCCTTGTAAATATCATCCATTATCAGAATATCCACGGGTTCACCCGTCAAAGCACCGCCAACACCGACCGTCTTAAAACCACCACGACATCCCACAATTTCGCATTCATCGGCATTTCTTAACCAAGACCCGGCAACGGTCGTCACATTGCTTGCATTCAGGTTGGTTTCCGGGAATATTGCATGATATTCAGGGGTGTCAATTATACGTTGGATTTCACGGTTGAATTTTCTTGCTTTCGGGGCATTGTATGATACAATCGCCAATTTCTTGTCCGGGTCACGTCCAAGAAGAAACGCGGGTAATCGCCTTGTTGAACCCTCGGATTTTCCATGCTGCGGGGGCATAAAGACCATAAGTTTGCGAATCTTTCCGTTTGCAAAGTCGGTCAATACACGGTAATATCGGCGGTGAAAATCCGCCGGGCGGAATGTTGACATGGTGGAAAGGGTAAAGCGCAACAAATCGGAACGACTTTCACGAATAAGCCGTTCTTGTAAAGCCTTGCAATATTTTATCTTGTCCGCCCGTGTCGCCATTATTCCAATTTCCTTTGCAATTCGGCAATTTCATTGTCCAATTCTTCATCCGTCTTGGATGCAAACAAATCTTTACCGTCTTTGCCCGTCACTTCGGTTGTTTGCCTGTTTCTCCAATGTTCCGGGTCGCCATTTGTCAATGTGAATATGATTGCCGCCGTATCTGCCTGAATATGCTTCTTTGTAGTTGTTTGTTCCTTGATTATCGGTTTCGGCTTGCCTTGCGCATCCTTTTCCCGTCCCGGAACTGTAACAACCTTTGTTTCGGTCACTTCATACCCTTGTATTTTCTTCATCAATGATTTCTTGGCTTCAATGACCATCATTTGCATTCGTTCATCCTTTGCCTGTTCGACTGCTTCGGCAAATTCGGGATAATCATTCATCCATGCGTGATATGTTTTTGGTGTTATTCCTACTTGGCGGCAAATTTCGGCAATGGTGTATGTGTCAGACTTTACAAGCCCAACAATCTTATCCACCGTTTTTTTACTGAACTTTGCCATGCTTAATTCTCTTTTTTAGGTAAATTTTGTCACTTTTGTAACTTATTCTTTCAACTCACACTTAAACCCCCTGTCTTGTAACTCGCTGAATAACAACGACAACTTTGTTACGTCACCACATTCAACAACCAAACGTGTGCTTATTACCTTTTTGCCGCTTTCATCTTGGTTTTCATCGTCTTGTTCTGAATCTTCAAGGGAAATTCCCCAATCTTGGGGGTCAAAGTCAAATTTGTTTGCTTCTTGCATTATCAAATCCGTATCAAATTCAAGATTCTCTTTGCTTGTCGCATTGTCTGCAAGTGCAAGTTCCCGTCCTTTGGCGGAATCCAAATCAATATCCTTGCGCTTTACGGCAACAAGCGAATTGCCATCGGTTTCAACAATAATCACATTGTCAAATCCTATGTCGGCGGCTTTTTCCGCCGTCTTGTTTCCGGCAATAATACGGTTGTTCTTATCAATCAGGATTGACCGACCAAGACCGAACTTGCGCAATGATTCATCCATAAGATGGTCGCCATATTGTGTTCCCTTGTTGAAATTCTTATCATCCGGAATAAGATTTTCAATACTTGTTTCAATAATCTTTGGCATAACATCAGAAAATTACATAATGAATCAACCATGCAAAGGGCATCGCACAAGCTGCACCCAACGCGGTAAATAACGCATCCATGACTTCAACCGTCCCATGTCCTTTGGAATCCCACCACTCTTTCAATATCCCGGCAAGACTTCCGGCAATAAATCCGATAAGAAAACCAAGCAAAGAACCGATAACAAGTGAAATAAAGAATCCAACAATGAAATGTTTTCGTTTGTCGGGCTGTTTGGCGGCTTCTGCAAGACTTTTCCATACTTCAATAATACTTTCCTTTGCTTGGGAAATAAAAGCCAAAATTCGGGCTTTTATCGGGGCTTTTTCAAATACAGATTCCCCGGCAACAAAAACGGGTGGTTGTGTCTTACCTGACAAAACGCCCAAATACACTTTGCCCGTGAATAAAATTTTCAACCTTTCAATCAATGTTGCTTTCCATACTGACACACATTGATTGCCATCACACCAAACGTGCAATGAAGAACATTCGCTATCCGTCATTGTTGACGGTTTTTGCAATACCTTTGTGGATTGCGGAAAATCAATTGGTTTCATGTGCTTTTGAATTTAATTTGCAATGCAATTGCAAAATTAAAGGGTGTATCACTATGACACACCCTTTTGCAAAAAAAGTTAAGCATAAGTTATCAACCTTTGACCCGAATAGGCAAATTCGCAAACACCCATGCAAGCAACGCGGCATCACGTGCATCTTGGTTTGTCCGTCCGCCCATCAACCCGGTAAAGGCAACCAATTCTTCATGCGTAATCTTTCCGTCACGCCCTTTCCAACACTTGACCAATGGGGCGTGTTCCAACACCTTGATTCCATAATGACGGCACATTTCAACAATCTTGCGCCCGGTTTCGTGATTCGCTCCGACATCCTTTGCAATCTTTTCCGCCCGGTGTCCTTGCGCATCATGGAAATTACTTTTTTTCACCATCCACCCGGCTTCAACAACTACAATCAAGGATTCTTTTGTTTCATCATGTACGCCCTTGACGTGCTGTAAATAATCAAGCAACAAAGGGAATGTCAAGTTTGTAACTTCCAATTGTCTTGTTTTTGGCTTCAAGAATGCCACGCCGGACTTATCCTTGTCCGGGTCAATGGCTATGATATTATCATATTTCATCAGGTCAACGCATTAAAATGGCAAATCATCATCCGGGTTGGGTGCTACACTTGTGGTTGCGGCATCCTGCCTTGTTGATTCCTGCTTTCCACCACACAAATTCACTTCGTTAGCATACATATTCAAGGCGCATTGCGGTTGATTCTGTTTGTCTGTATATGCCTTTGGTACAAGGCGACCACGCAAAAACACCTTGCAACCCCGTTTCAGGTATTGGAACAAGCCGCCACCGTCACCATACCAAAGGACGGACACCCAAACGGTGTTTTCGCTTCCATCCTTTTTCTTTTCTGAATGTGCAACATTCATTGAAACATACTTCTTTCCGCTAAACTCTTTAATTTCGGCATCATTTCCAAGATTGCCAATAACTTCTAATTGTAACATGATGTTATAAATTTTGTTTTATGTAATTTGCCCAATCGGGCGTTATAATATCCATTACATCCTTATCCGGATTTTTACTTTTCCACAATCTGCATTCCCGCAACATTTCTTGTGCGACATCCCCCGGCGTTTTATACCGTTTTCCGTCAATTAAGGCTTCACAATCCGGTATTGGTTCGATATTGGGGAATAATTCAAGTGCAATGCAATTGCATTCCATTTGCTTTTCAATATTTCTTGTTATGCTTGAACGGGCGGTTTTCATTATACTTCATTTTGGCGGTTATATGCCATTCTAAATCTACATTCAAACTATCAGCCCATTTCTTGACATATTCAATACCAAATAAAACCCTTTTTTCAATTCCTATCACATCACGCGACAATCCTTTACATAATGCAAAGGCGTTTTCAGTGAATGTAAATTTGTCAAAAGCCCGGTGATAACGGCACGGATTCATCTTGTCAAAATCAATACCCAAAGCCCCGGCAAGGTCAAAAAGGCGAATCGCAATATCCGCAAATTCATCCTCTGTGGTGTTTTTAACGTATGATTCAAAAACATCATTATAACTTTCGCCTTTCTTCATGTCGTCTTTTATAATCAAGTCAACATCAAACCCAGCTTTGTCGTTCTTCCGGTCAGCTTCCACCAATTCAGAAATTTCAGTTATCACAAGCATCAAGCAATGTTCGTTGCTCAACCTCTTTTCCCACCAACCGTGATTTATTGCGTTGGTGTGAATCTTCTTTGTTAATTCATTGTAATTCATCTTTTATTGTTTTTATGTTATACAATACCCGGTTAATCAGTTAATTCAAAATCAATCGTCCGGATTCTGTTTGCCAAGACCCGAATGCAAAGTTCAATTTGTCGCCTTTCGTCTTTTAGAATGAAACCTTGTGGCAAATACGCATCTAATAAGGTTGCAAGTGACACCATGTGCGGATTTGTTATTGACGTGCTTTGCCCCATCTTGGCGGCAATAACCTTGTCCATGTCGGCATTGTGTCTTTTGAGAAAATCAACCATCAAGACACCACACCAAGCATCGGTTCGCATATCAGAATAAGGCATATCGGGATATTCATTTTTTATCGCTCCATTGACCTGAAACCATAACAATTGAAAATCTCTTGAACATTCATCAATGAACTTCATTGCCTGTGTTTCTACGTTATTGATATGTTTCAAATCCAAGTCCTTTCGCAAATCATCAATATACCTTTGGCGTAAATCTTTGATTGAACGCCCTAATTTCTTGACTTCCTGAATGCGGTGGTCGGCGCAATACTTCATCACTTTTTCGGCATACCACCATGCAATCCGGGATATAATCAACGGAACAAAGGCAATCATCATGTTTTCTTGCCATGTAAACGTGTCAAGCATCTTTTGGGTGTCATTCCGCATTTGTTGTCTAAATCGCGCTTCATCAAGGGATGTTGGCGGTAAAAAACCGTTTTTCTTGATTGTTTCAAACATCTGCTTTTCGGCTTCTTCCAAAGCGTTTAACGAAATACCGCTTTCCATAGCCATGCGCATCAATGTTGCATCATGGATTTTTTCTTTCGGCTTTTTATCCTGAATTACGGGTTGGGGCTTGGTCGCGGTCGCCGGATATACACCCGCGGTCACTAAACTTTCACCCTTGGAAAAATTCAATATTTCGGGCTGCTCAACATCAGTAACGAAATATTTGCACTTTGATTCCTGTACGGCATCAAACGTCCGTTGGTTTATCTCAACATCACCAAGTTGTTGCCCCTCAATTTGCCTTTGTACCGCACATCTGTATTGGGGCATTTTCCCGGTCTTTTGATTATAGCATACCGCCTTTTTGCATTTCTGACAATTGCGTTCTTGCCATACATAAAGGGCGTATGCGCTTTTGAAACATTGTTGCGTTGTCGTTTTCATAACTTCATTCAAAATAATTTTAATTGTGCTTGGCGATACAAAAGCCGTTGTTTTGCTGCATTATAATAACCGGGGTCAAGTTCAATACCCAACATTTCAAACCCCAATTCATGCGCCGCAATACAAATTGAACCCGAACCCAAATGGGTATCAAGTATTCGTTCACCCGGCTTTGCATAATTCATCAATAACCATTCGTAAAGTTTTATCGGCTTTTCCGTTGGATGAATTGTTTTTTGCTTTGCCAATTCACATCGGTTTATTGTTACAACCCTTGTCGGGCAATCAAAGGATGAATATGCAAGTTCGCAATCCGACATTGTTAGTCCGGTTTGTCCTTTGAACCAACATATCCAACCTTTCGTGCCTTTCGTTAAATTCTCAACAAAGTAATTCGCGCCCCAAATGATTTGATTGCGTGACACCCTTTCAAGTTCTCTAAAATACTCAATGGGGGGGGGTAATTTATCCCATCCCTTTTGTTCATGCGCCTTTCGGTTGTGTTTCGGGTTTTTGCATATACATTGCTTTTGCCCATCAACACCGATTCCATAAGGCGGGTCAACAATTGCAAGGTCAAAGAATTTGTCGGGTATTTCCTGCATTACTGCCATACAATCATCATTCACAAGGCTTATTTTGCCAAATGTTTCAATTGTATTCATATTCTTCTTGTTACAATGTCATATACCGCTTTTGTCAAATCAATATCATACATCGCATTATGCAATGAATCATCAGCCACCGACACACCCAAAAATTTTGCAACAGTGGACAATTTGAAATTTTCCATTTCTGCACGTCTATCCATAAGATATGCGGATGCAAGAACCATCACATCAATAGTATTTGACCAAAACCATGAACCAAAATACTTGTCGCCATTCTGTAAGAAGAATCCGCGCAAAAATTGGTTGTCAAATGCCGCATTGTTGTAGCCAACCAAAAAGAACTTATCTTGCTTGTTGAACTTATCAACATACTTCCCAAGCATTGCCACAAATTCGGAATATACTTGTTCCATTGGCGTGTATGCCATCACCTGTTCACGTGTTACCCCGGCAACTTTCAAGGCTTCATCCTCAATTGTCGCTTTGGGATTTGGTCGCACGTGAAAGTCAAAAGATTCTTTCACTTCATTACCAATCACAATTTGACCGGAAATTTGATGGATTCCATTTCTTCCGGGGTTTGTTCCTGTTGTTTCAAGGTCATAGAATAATAATTTCATATTTTTATGTTTTATAGTGATACATTATTGGTCAAATAAACTTCTTTGATGCTTTGCAACCTCAATTGCTTGCACCCGCTTTATTTCATCGTCAATTTCCTTTTCGATTTTCTTTGACTTATCAAGAACAAAAGGACTTCTTGATTTGAAATACTCTTTTTGCAGTCGGCGCATTTCTGCCACCTTGTCAAAAAACTGTCTTGGATTCATTTTACTATTATTTACTAATCAATACAATTTTCTATTTTATAAATACTTCGCATATCAAATTCAAAAGAACTTCCATATCGCTTGGCTTTTAGTCCACATCGTTTACAAACCATTATATCCGAACCATCTTTATTTGATATTACATTGCTTTTTACCCAAATATGCTTGTCAGATATTTTATTAAAGCAACGCTTGGTTGTTTTAAGTGGTGCTTTATTAAGTTTAACAGACTTTTCCCATAATTCAGTATAAACATACGCTTCCGAAGCACATTCCGGATTTTCTTGAAAATGCTTGTATAATTCATTTTTTGAATTTTCTCCAAGACCAAAATCTTTATGACAATTTGGACATCTATATCCCATAATTATTGTTATTTAATTTAGACAACCATTGTTCCCAAATTCTACTTGCCACTTGTGCCATCATTACGGGCGGCACGGACATTCCGCAAACATAATGTGGTGATTGACCACCAAAGTTGTAATCTTGCGGAAATGAAGAAATGCAACATACTTCACTTTGCCCCAAAAATCGGGGTTGTTCATAATGAATCAAGCATGATTCCTTACTTGCCAAAGTCGGGCATATTCTATCATTATAGACGTATGCTTGATTAAAATTTGACCCCTTGCCATACAACCGTTCGTTTGCATCACCTTGGTTGGTATCTCCATATCGGCGATTCTCCCATAAAAGGCGAATAACCTTTGACTTTGCTTCACGTCCTGAATAGTCCGCAACTTCACCAAACATTATCGGCTTTTCATTAAAATCAAGATTCAATGCCGGGACTTCTTCAAATAGGCTTTTATAATACAAAAAAGGGCTTGCAAGGTCTTTGCGCAAACATACAAAGAATGCACGTTCACGCCTTTGCGGAACACCCATGTATTGCGCATCAAGCAACCAATGTTGGCAATAATATCCGGCATCCTCGAATCCCTCATAAATACGCCTTACATAGTCTTTTGCTTCGCCTATCAATAAACCTTTCACGTTTTCCGCAACAATCACTTTGGGTTGCAGCTTCTTGGCAAGGTCTATAAAATCAAAAAACAACGTGTCCAAAACTTGTTCCGCTTGACCCTCTCGGAATTTTTTCTTTTTCCCCCATGCTTCTTCACGGCTTCCGGCAATAGAAAAGGTGGAACAAGGTGGTGAACCGTCCAAAATATCAAGATTGAACAATTCAGTCGGCAAGTCTTTTCTTTCCTTGAATGTCTGTATGGGTTCAAGAAATGGGAATTGCGGATTGTTATTTTGGCAATATGCGTACATCATGCGGTGGTCAATCTCATTGCACCCGATAACATCAAATCCGGCAAGTTTGTAACCCATAGACGACCCCCCCCCACAAGCAAAACACGAAAAGACTTTTCCTTTGTCTTTCGTAAAATGGGCATCCCTTAACGTCCATCGGTAATTGAATTTGTGTGTCATTTGGTTGTTTTATTTAATATATTGTTTACTCTTATGGCTAAATCACGGAATTGCGGATTGTATTTGAAATCATCATTGTACTTCTTCAATAGGTGAAGCAATGAAGAATGGTCACGGTGAACATACTTGGCAATCTTGGTCAGCTTCATTTTATACTGCTTTCTACAATGATAAACAAATATCATCCGTGCAAAAACGCCATCACGTTTCCGGGATTGCGTAACATATTCATTGAATTTCATTCCCGTTACTTCATATATTGCGTTGTCAATCTGCATGACAATGGAATTTATACGTTCATTTTCCTTTTTCTTGGCTTCTTCGTACTCCTTTCTTTTTTCATCAATCATGCTTTCGTGAAGAAAATACAAATCCATACGTTTCGCAATGTCATGTTCAATTTTAGCCCCAAGGGAATCAACCCAATTTTCCATCAAATAAATTGCATCGCATTGAAGCAACAATTCAATGTCTTTGACCATGTGTTGTTTCCATGTTGCACTTTCCGGCAAACCTTTTTCCAAGGGGTTCACTGTTTCAAAACCGATTTCTTCAAGCAAGGCTTGTGCGGATGCAAATCGTTCTTTTACTTCTTGCAACGGCAATCCCGTTATCTTTCCCGATATGTATATTTTCATTGTTGTAAATTCCTTTGATTATTATGTAGAAACTTATTCACAAAATAAACTTGCCCTTTTCCGGTCACTTTCGTTGTATTGGAAATAAGCGTGTCACCGTTCGGTTTCTGTATGGTTGTTTTCTTGATTTCAAACAACCCAAGTTCCATCGCTTTTTGGGTCGGTTGGTTATACCGTTCACCGTATGAACACAAGTAACCGTTTTCACGCAACCAAGCGAAAAGCCTTTTTTCACCTGTTTGCACTCCATTTTGGCAAATTATCTTGGCAAGCTCACCGATAAGAACCGACTTGTCAGATGTTTCAACGGCTTGCGAAAATAGGACACGCGGTGCATCCGCTTCAATCTTTCTTTGTTGCTCCTCTATCTGTTCCGCTTGTGAAGCTGCAAGGCGCAAGGCTTCCGCAAATGTTTGGGGAATCGCCGGGGTTGTCGGTCGCATTTCCTGAACAACCCTTTCCATCGCATTGAACTGTTCAATAAATGCAACCTTGAATTGCATCGCCTTTGCCCCTGTCAATCCCATTGCAAGCAAAGAAAAGCCATCACGGGTCATTAAGAACATCGGTTGTTTTTTGCCTTGTGTGTCACAATACATTGATTCACAAAACCATTTGTGGTGTGCTGAATTTTCAGCCGACCCTAATATGTTTCGTATTGCTTGCATAATGTTTTTATGCTGCTTGCCGAACACCTGTGCAACTTTCAATGAATCCGTCACGGGTGTTCCCTTTTCAGTCTTATAGACCGCATCTTTTTGAATGATAATACCGTTCATTGTATAAAGTTTTAATTAGTTAAATATCTGCATCATCATCAAAGAAATCTTGGTTTTCATCCAAGAACACTTCCAACGCTTCATCGCAATATGAACCCTCACAAAGCGAATCGCACAAATGGTCTATTTCTCCATTTTTCCAAGGGCAATAATCACACAAATCATCGCCCAATTGTTTTTTTATTTCTTCGTTCGTCATAGTTTGCGCCTGTCCTTTCCTTTGATTACAAAATAGTTGCACATTTCAATAAGGCGGCTTGCCACCCGGTCGCCATATCTGTTAATCAGACGTTCACCATTTAACTTCATGTTTGAGGTTATAAAGGTCAATTCATCTATCTTATCACCCCGGTATTCGATAAGTTGCCGGATAACATCAACACGGTTTCCCATGTACAATGATTCTTCCGGTTCATTGCCAAAATCCTGAATGCCAAGCATCGGTGTATTTTTGAAAGGCATTGCCCCGGTTTCAACGAAATTGTCACAAATGGCATCAGCACGCAACATTTTCCACCACAAAGGGCGTGTTGTCTTTTCATCGGTCGGGAACTGCACCCGGAATCCCCATGCCGCACAATAAGCAAGCATGATTTCAAGACACCAAGATTTGCCCGAACCCGTATTTCCTGCAATATAAATCCCTCTTTTCAGTCTGCCGGGAACAACTTGCCCGGTTTCGGGGTTTATACATTGCATTGTCGTATCACAATGACACCATTTGATGAAGTTTTCGTATGTGAATCGGTTTTCATCATCAATCACAAAATTGCGATTTCTGCTTTTTCCGATTGCTTCAACAATCTTCAAGGCTTCTTCAATATCATATTGCAAATATTGAAACCGTTGAATCCCGGCAAAGAATCCACGTTCACGTATTGCGGTCAAGATTCTTTCAACGCTTGGCATAGCGTCTTTTCTGTTCTTTTCGTTCACTTCCATTCGTCATTACATTTTTTGTCCACACCTGTTGTTTTTCTTGCCGGACGGATATTGTCGCGTTTTGACCAAGTAACAATTGCCATGCGCCAATCTTTCATCTTGTTTTTACCGACCATCCAACCTTTGCTTTCATAAAAGGCAATGAATGCTTCTGCATCAATTGAATATCCCTTTTCTTGAATGTAAGATTGAACTTCTTGCAATGTAGGGGGGCAAAACCGTTTGACGGTTTTTGCTTTTTCCCCCTCTATAATAGATATATCTTTTCTTTCCTTTTCTTTCCTTTCCTTTCCTTTGGATATATCTTGCATTGCATTTGCATCAACATTGCTTTGTTCTTGCTTTTCTTGTGTTGATTTCCAACGGTTTATCGCTGCAAGTTTTCGTTTTTCGGAAACGGTTTTTCGTTTATTAAGTCGTGCATTTACAGAGTTCGACCAAAACTTTTCACCATCATTCTTAAACAAGTCAAAGTCTTGCACTATACTTTTAACCATCTTGCAATCAACGTGCAATGCAAATGCAATACTTTTGCATGATTTCAAAGGCAATATTCCGTCTTGCTCATATAACTGTTCTACAATGCACCAAAAAACGCCCAATCCGGCTGCACCATGCTCAATCAATAAATCTTGCAATTTGGGGTCATTTCGTGCATTGTAATCATGTTGAAAATAAAATACATCTTTCATACTCTTACCGTTTTAGTGATTCACCAAGTCCGAATAATGCAAAGTCATACTTACATGGGTCGTTTTCATCAAAATCACGCAATTTATCCGTCAATTCTTCAACGGTTATACGGTCATTGCTTTTACGTGTTATCAAGCCCATTTCGCGCCCCATACGGGCAACATGAACGTCAAGTGGTATAAGTAATTGCCGGGGACTGAAATTTTGCGTCCAAACGCCTAAATCAACGGGTGAATCAGTCCGCACCATCCAACGTAAAAACAAATGAAGCCTTTTGCAAGCCGATTGCCCCTTGTGTGAAGCATGGTTTCCACCAGATGGGGCAACGTGTTTGTTGTACTCCCCGGAATTTGCTTCAATCATCAACTTTTGCAGACGTTCAACCCATTGCCACACATTGTCAAATTTGATGTTTTCCAAGGTAAAAGCATAGTGATAAATATATTTCAGACCACGGCAAATATAAATCAGGTCACGCCCAAAGAATGTACGGTGAATGTTCATATCAGGGTCTATTTCCGACCATTTGCAATCAATGACAAACCGGAAAGGACTTTTGCCGATAATAGAAAACATTTTATTGCAATCATTTATAATTTGCTTACGGTTGCCCCATGCGACAATTGCCGTCAAGAATGCGGCAACTTCAATATCCTTTTTGTCAGTAAAGCGTCTTGGAAACTGTACCGGGTCATTTGAAATGAAATCCAGCGTTTCGTATTGCCTTACCAAATTGTTTAATTGCTCTTTTGTTACTCTCATTGTTGCGATTATTAAGCCCCGACCCGGCACAAGGTCAAGTCGGGGCGGTTATTACTAAATTTCAATGATTGCTATTTCCGGGGCAATATCCTTGATTTGCTCCAACTGTTCATCAATCACCTTGTTGCGCAAATCTTCAAGTGTCGCTTGTGCGCCCGGCGACAATAAGATGAATGAAACTTCACGTCCATCTACCTGTGCAAATGTTTCAACCTCGATTATTTCCGGTTGCATACCTTTGAATATTGGCATTTCAACTTTGAATGATTCCGGTAAGTTTGAATTGACTACTTGGGCGAAATTATCCGTGCGGCTGCCATTCTCTTTCACGGCACGTTCAATGCTGTTATTCACGGTGGCGGTGAAGTTCATCAGACATGATACCAGCTTCATATTTTCGTTGCGGTCGGCAAAGAATGCACGATTCATCTTGATAAACAAGCCAAGTTCGGTCGGTGTCCAAACTTTGTTGCTGTTAATACCAAATTCAATGAACTTGGGATTGTAACTTAATTTTCCGGCAACCTTACCACGTTTGTATTCATCGGATTCATTGATTATCAAAGTGATTTCAACCGCTTCACGGTTCACAAGGATGTGACAATTCTTTTGTTCAAATTGCCCGGTGTTGATTCTCTTTTTCAGATATTCAACAACCGAACCGATAACACCGTGCAAGTCCGTTTTCACCGGGGCTTTTGGTTCAAGTTCTTTGACGGCTGCACCCTCACGAATTATTACTTCTGCTTTCGCCATGTTAGGCGCAAGATTGATTTGCAATTTTTCTGCTTCCATACTTCAATTTTTTAATTGGTTATTAGTCATTTGTTCCTGTCTTTTGTTCCCTTGCCGTATTACGAACCATTGTGAAAATACTTGGTTGTAATTCATCAGCGGTCGCCGGGCGGCATTCAATCAAGATTCCATCTTTATTGTAGAATCCCGTTTCTTTTGTTTCTTGGTCTGTGAATCTGTAACATACTTCATTCACATATTCGGCTTTGGATTTGATGTTTGAAACCATCATTGAACGTGCTTCTTTCAACGGCTTCAAACGTCCCTTGTATTCGGCTTGACTTGCTTTCATTTCCGCTTCGATTTCGGCAATTTCTATTGACACATTGGCAAGCCTTTCTTTGTGTCCTTGCAATTCTTCCGGGCTATATGGTTTCATATATCCCTTTTGCTCGCAAGCATCGCAATTGTCTTTCAAAAACGCCTCACGTTGAATGGGGTTTTCATATTCTTGTCCAAGTTCTCTTTCCATGACTTTTTGTTTTATAGTGATACATCTTTTTATCTAAATAGTAAAACATCGTTCCACAAGTCAATGAACTGTTCCCCGAATTGGCGGGCGCGTTCGGGTGTTTTGAAGCAAAGCCGAGAACCGACATGCGCAGTCGTATACGCAGCCGTAGCATTCGCATGCGCAAAAACGAACCCCGCAGCCCCGTTGTCATAGACAAACCAAGGGAAATACTTGTATTGGTTTGAATTGCTGAAATCGGGTTCAAATTCATCTTCTTTGTTCCATGCTTGCGCAATAGTGAACAACTCATTCAAAGCAATAAGGGCTTTGACATGGCTTGGGTTAATGTCTTTAACCAACCTTGTGACTTCATCAAGTTTGACGCAATTTCCCGACACAACCTTTTTTGCAACTGTGAAATCATTATTCGGCTTTCCACCAAGGTATTTACGGGCTTCTTCATAAGAAGTCACAATATCATTGATTTCTTTGCTTTCGATTTCTTCAAGGATGAAATCAAACGGTGTCAAATAATCTTCATCGTCTGAATCCAATTCTTCATTGTGTTCATTGATGAAAACCATCATTTCATCCGCCGCTTCACTCTTTGAATCGAACTTTCCACATACTTCTTTTGTCTTTTTGTTTGTTACTAAATACTCTTTCATTGTGATTCAATTAAAATGGTGATACATTGAAATTTTTTATTGTCATTCCGGATTGTGCGACATGAACGGTTTTACCTGTTTCTTCTTGGATTGTACGTTGAAACATCTTTTCATTAGAATTTCCATCGGAAAGATGAATCAATACGATATGATTGACTTTTGACAAGTCATTAGCAAGCAATGTTTCCCGGCAAGTGGTAAAGCTGCAATGGCTTTTCATTGTACGCATACGCAACGCCATTGGTAATTTTCCCGCTTCAACATTAGCATCCAATATTTCTTGGTCATAATTACATTCAATCAATATGTTATTCAAGCCCTGAAAGGTGTAACGCAAATAAAACGTATCAGTTGCGAACAAAACCTTGCCACATTCCGGGTGATATATCAGAAATCCGAAAGGTTCACGGGCATCATGTTGGGCGTTGAAAGGTTGAACCCTGAATGCGCCGATTTGATACACTTTCAATTCATTCATTGCGTGAACCAAGACGCATTCGGATAATTTCAAGGCATCTTTTGTTCCTTGCGACATAAACAATGGAATCCGGGCATCAAGACATTTATTCGCGTATTTGGCATGGTCGCCATGTTCGTGCGACACAATAACCCCAGCAATGCGTGATATGTCGAAATTCACCGCCTTTTGAACCTCTTTGAACGCAATTCCGCATTCAATCATCAAACAGTCTTTTCCATTGTCAAGCAAGTAACAATTGCCTTTTGAACTTGACCCCAATATTTTCAATTCCATGACCTTTCGGATTTATGTTGTTAGAAGCCGGGATTTGGCTTATTTTCGTTTTTTTGCTCACTTGTGGTATGATTGACCGTTTCACCGTTTTGCGTGCCTGAAACTTCTTCATTTGGCTTATTGCCGTCATTTTCAATGTCCGCACCAATTGCAATCTTGTTTGCATTGGTATGTTTTTCGGTTTCCGGGGAATCTGTTATTTCTTGATATTCTACATCAACAATATCTTGTTGTTCCTCAATCGTGCGCATACCCATTGACAAATCAGGTGCATAAACAGATGTCCACCATGATGCGGCGCGATACATCAACATTTGTTTGGTCATTGTCTGCCATTTTGACCCGTTCTTTGTGTACCAACCCTCTTGAATAGCAAGACGAACGGACACCGGGGACGATTCAAGGATTTCTTTTGACCCTTTCTTTGTGGTGTATGCAACGCATTCAATGTCTTGTATTTTCTTTCCATCAAACTGCTTTTGAACTGCCTGTTTTCGGTTTGTTCTTGCATCCCATACATAGTCAGTGTAATCAACCATGCCCAACATTCCCTTATCTGTGAATCTATATTGCAAAGGTTCAAAGCGACCACACGAATTTACGGTTGCAATCAGGAACTTGGACGACCAAGACGGCTTGCCGTATATCGGCACCATATTTTGCATTACCATCAAAGGGCTTGCGCCGATTCTCATTGAAATTTCAATTGCAATCATACAATTGGCAACCGCCTTATTTTTTGCTTCTTGGTTTTCAAGATTGATTGCTGCAATTTGTTCCGGTGTTGCATTTGCAGGAATCGGCTTGTAATTCGGCTTGTAATTGTCCGGCACAAGGTCGGATGAAGAAAACATTTTGCACACACGTTGCATTGTTTCAAATTGAGCCGGGTCAAAGAAGTTGAATCCGGCGTTCATAGGGCTTGTTACTGTGACAAGCCCGGTCGGGTTTTGTTTCTGAATTTCGTTCATATTACTAAATTTTAATTGTTAGATTTATTCTTGAATACCCCCCCCCGTATTGCTTCAAGGGTTGATTTGATTGCGCCCATTTTGATTCCCTCGCGGCACAAATCTTTTGTTTCATTTCTTGTGGCAAATTCGGCTATTGCCTTGATTGCTTCCATGCCATTTCCTGCAACTGCAATTGTTTGGGCTGTTTCACCGCCTAAATCTTCACTTGCAAGAATTACAATACCACGTTTTACACCATCCTTGTTAGTAAGGTTTGCAATTTCCTTTGCGAATGCTTCCGTTGCAAGCATAAATTCGCTTTTCTCTTTTTCTTCCATTGTTGCGTAATTATTTAATTGTTAAAAATTTGTCGCGTGTCACGACAAGGTTTATAATCTGACTTTCTGTTTCGACAATTTCATTGACCGATTCACGGTTATCAATGAATATCGGGGCGCAAACGCCATAGAACTTGCATAATGTGTTGATTATGTCAAGACCCGCATTGATTTTGCTTGCAGTGTTCGCGCTGCCATAAGGCACACCGCCAATTGTCGGGATGCACGTTTCAACCGCGTTGCCGTCAATGGTGTAATCAAACAAGCGGAATGACACGACCTTGAACATTGCGTTGATTCTGTTTTCGCATTCATCCACCTTTGTCCGGGTAAACTGTTCAACGGTATATTCTTCACGTTCTGCATCCGCAATCATTTGGGCAAGTTCCTTTCCCCTTGATTCAAGGTTTGCAATTTCAGTTTCACACCGTGCAATGGTGTGTCGCTTTGAATATCTTTCAACCAACGCCGCACGTTTCTTGTTGCATTCGGCTTTTTGATTCTGCAAATCATCCGTGTTCACACCTGAATTTCCGGTTGAAATAGTGGCTTCAATGTCGGCGATTTCCTTTTGTTTTGCCACCCATTCCGGGATGGATTCGGGCGCAACATCGGCAACCTCAATGACCGGGATTGTCGCAAATTTCGCTTTCAGGGCTTCAATGTCGCGGAACAATGATTCTTTTGCTTTTTTTGCATTGGCAATGTCATTTTCTATTTCATCAACACGCTTGTTCAGTTCATCGACCTTGCGCCCATATTCTTGCCCCTTTGCCGTGATTTCATCGCATTTTTCAGATTGCGCCTTGGTGAACAATTCACGGGCATTTTCAATCATTTCATCCGGCAATGGTTGCCCACAATGCGGACATACGGTTTCACCGTTGTAAGTCTTGGCATTTTCTGCAAACCATGATTCACGCAATTTGTCTTGGCTTGCCTTGATTTGTTCAATCTCATTTTTGGTTTTTGAAACCTGTGATTCACCGGACGCAATTTCACGGTCTGTCAATTCAACATCACGTTCCTTTGCCTTGATTTTGCTTTCAATTTCACGGCGTTCAGCATTGGCGGCAAATGCTTCATCTTGTGCCTTTGTTTTAGCATCAAAGACAATCTTTTGACATTCAGATTTCAAGGCATTCACTTTATTCTGCTTTGCTTGTTCGCCCTCATATTGCTTGCGGATTGCGGCGGTTGCATCTGCAATGGCTTTGTCTATTTCGGAAATTTCATGGTCAATTTCTTGGATTTCCTTTTCAATCGCATTGAAATCTTCTTTTTCCGGCATCATCTTATGCGTTTGGTCAATGCGTGGTTGTATTTGGGTCAATTCGTCTTGCAATCTTTTCTTGCGGGCTGACAATTCCTTTTTGAAATCTGCAAGTGATTTACCGGAAATCTTATCAAGTAACTTGGCAAAGTCGGGATTCTGTGAAGCAATTTCGGCATCTGTGATTGTTCCGGCAAGCTGAAACAACTGTTCGCGTTGTAACTTCCAATTCATGTTGACAAAGAATGCCGGATTTGTAATCATCTTGAAAACGGATGAATCAATGATTGTTTCAACCCTTTTTGTGTATTCGCTTACATTTACCGGGGTATCATTCCACCAACATTCGGTGTGGTTGCCCTTGAAAACACGTTCAACCTTTCCACGTGGCTTCACCCAATCTTCAACGAACGACCTTTTCAAGGTTATTTCTTCACCATCAACCACTATCACCCCGAACACGCTGCATTCCACGTTGTGCAATTCTTGTCCGTTGATTCGTGTTTTCACTTCGTAGTCCTTGCGGTCTTGCGTGTCTTTTCCGAACAAAAGCCATATAAAGGCATCAAAATGTCTTGATTTACCCATGCCGTTGTCGCCGGAAATGGTGGTAACATCGGCATTGAAATTTGTTGTTCTTTCCTTTTCACCCTTGAAGTTGCAAAGGGTCAAGGATTTCAAAATTACCTGTTTCATTGTTGCGTATTATTTATTGTTATACAATTCCAAAGCAAGGTCGGCATCAACCACAATGATTCGACCATTTTGCATTATAGCACCGTTTATTCGTCCACTTGCTTTTATTCTGTTTGCCGTTGTCATGCTGCAATTGAATAATTGTGCAATTCCGGCAATGCCATAAACCAACCGTTTTTCAGGTTTGGTTGTGGTTTGTTGAACCGGGGTGATTGAACTTATCAAGTCAATCAGTTCACCAACGGTCAAATCAATAAGCCTTGTATTTGGGTCAATTTTTATCATTAGCGTTCTTTATTCATCTTCCATGTCGGGCAATAGTCCTTTGGATTCCCACCGCTTTGTCAAGATATATGCGACATATCCAAATAGGAATGCAAGCCCTTTTGATAAGAAAAATTGCATGAACCATTTTTCTTCATCGGCGGGTTCACTGCTTATCAATATCAAGCATATACACCCCAACAAGCCCACAATGGATATTCGTACTTGTTTCATAAACTCACTTTTCTTCATTGTTGCGAAATTTTTTTGTTAAAAACTCAAATCATCCGTTGCAAAATCGCCCTTTCGTCTTGCCCGAACCCTGACGACCCGACAAGTGTTGTTGCGTACACGTATCATTTCGTTGTCATAATTCATCAATTGTGGTATCAGCAAGAAAAGAAGAACTATTGATATTGTCTTGCGCTTCAATGGCGACAAGTCAAAAGAAATGTGGAATTTTGTACAAAACCACCACGCGGACAATTCGTTGACTTTTGAACACCCGGTTTTATTGTATATGTTTCGGGTGTGGTTCTCAACCGTTCTTTCCGAAATATACAAGCGACTTGCAATGTCTTTTTTGCTTGCGCCCCATGCAAATAATTCTGCAATTTCGGATTCGCGTTTGGTAAGTTCTGCATGATTCATCAGGCAATCCCCCAAACTTCTGTTATGCCATATTCGGCAAAGACCGATTCGATTGCGCGAACCTCTGAAACCTTTGGTTCAACATCACCTTTCAGGCGGTTAAGAAAAGCCGCCCTTGTTTTTATGCCCAACACTTCCATCAGTTTGTTTCGGCATTCGGATATGTCACCGTTCTTAACCTGTGACCATCCCTTGTTAAAAGAAAATTGTTCTTTACTCATATACTTTTATTTATAGTTAATATGCAACTTTTCGTCCTTTCCTTTGGCTTTGCCAACAAAATGACGTAATTTTGCTATTTGCAAATGTTTATTTTCGCTTTACTTTTGCATTGTTCAGCTTTACAAATGCAAATATACGGCATATTGCGTGCAAAACCAAACTTTTTTCACGCAAAATTGCGTATAAAATTTGCGTTTCTTATTTTTGTAGTTGATTATGAATGATTTAGATGTAAAAAAAATACGTGAAAAATTGGGATTGTCACAAGAAGCACTTGCGGAAATGGTCGGTGTACACCCAAGAACAATTCAAAATTGGGAATCAGGTTCAACAATCCCTAAATCAAAACACGCAATATTGCGCGATTTAACAATAAAGCCACAACGGTATGCCGGGGGTGGTGAACAAAACAATGTTCATGGCAATAATATAAATGGCAATAATGTAACCGTAAACCAACCCGACACAATGGATAAATTGTTAGAACTGTTATCAATGAAAGAAGCATCATTGGTTAAGGCGCAAGAACATATTGACAAGCTGTTGGAAATAATCAATAATTTAACGAAAGGGAATAACAATGATTGAAATTAAAGTAAATGAATATTATGGCAACCCATCTTATTATTCGGTAATGCCGCAAGAAATTTTTGATGCACTTGAATTGGCAAGCCTAAAAGGTGAAGAATTTGCCACCGTGAATAAAAGTCTATTTGATAAAATGATTGTTGATTATAAAAAGAAAATGGAAAAATGAATGCAATAATTCGTACCATATTATTCATGTGGCTTTGTGTATGTGCTTATTCCTGTACGTCCGGAACTGCACACATACAAAAATATGACAATCCGGCGCAATGCCGCTTTGATAGTATCATAACACATTACCATAAAGCAAGTACAAATGAATTTAATGAACTTGTACTTGATGAAATGTTTATGCAATACCATAATGAATTAAAAACATTGTTTGATGCAAGTCCGGTTAAAGATTGGCAAGCGCAACTTCAATCCCTTAAATCATCAAATATAACGGTGAACGGCGCAATTTATAAACGAATCACATTTGACCTTATAAATGGATTGGAATGCAAACCAAAAATCACCTTTAATGCTGTGTATTATGCCAAGGCGGATTCTTTGCAAAGTGATTCAGTTTACATAAAAATGAAATCCATTGGCAACCTTGAAAAGGTTAAATTTTCCGGCATCATTAAAAAAGATGAAAATGGTTCGGTTCTGACCACTTATGAATCACTTGGAACAAGTTATTTAATGACATACCCAACTTTTGAAATTACCATAACAGACATTTCGCAACAATGAAAAAAAGCATCAACCCGCAAGCATTGGCAATCCAACGCCGATTCTTTGAAGCCTTGGACACCGCTATATCATCCGGCAAGGTGAACGGATTGAAAGGCTTTTGCGATTCTCACAAGTTGAACCGCACCAAATATTCAAGGATAAAAAACGACCTAAACAAGCCTATTGAAGAAATGACTTATAAAATGATTGATTTGGATGCACTTTCGGGCATTTGTACGGACTTTGGCGTGTCCGCTGAATGGTTGTTGCTTGGACGTGGGAAAATGCTTAAAATAGAACGGGAATGCAAATCAAAAGACGAATAAAATTTTTGCTACATAAACGGGTGAAAGGTGAAGAAAAGAACCTTGCCATCCGTATGCGTGTCACATTACACGGTCAACAACCCTTTGACATCCCGACCGGGTACACAATAAACCTTTCTGATTGGGATATTGATAAACAAAGGGCATCAGAAACTTGTGAATTGTCAAGTTCAATAAACCACACAATTGAATTGTGGCTTTCCACGATGAATGAAATATTTGCACGTTATGAATTATTAGAAAAGCGCATTCCTACAATTCAGGAACTTAAAGACCTGTTTAATGATATAATTGGGCGTGATTCCACTTCAAAGAGTATGGCTAAAAACAAATTGCCATATATAGAAAAGGATGTATTTAAGGTGTTTTCAACATTCATTATATCACAAAGTGAAAAGAATCAGTGGACTATATCAACACAAAAAAAGTTCCGTTCACTTGAACAACATTTGAAAGACTATAACCCGGAATTGTCTTTTGATGAAATCAACGAAAATACATTGTCCGGATTCCTTTCATATTTACATAAAAAAGGATTGTTGAATACGACCGTATCAAAATACTTGTCATTCTTGAAATGGTTTTTACGTTGGGCAAACCAAAAGGAATATTATTCAGGTGATTTACACAAGACATTCAAACCTAAATTGAAAGGAACATCCATTGAATCAAAGGAAATAATATATTGCACACAAGATGAAATAAAGAAATTGCAAGAATACGAATTTACCGATTTGCAAAAGTCGCTTGAATATGTGCGTGACACGTTTCTTTTTTGTTGCTTCACCGGACTTCGTTATTCGGATGTTGAAAGATTGAAGAAAACAGACGTAAAAAATGGGGTCATACACATTGTGACGCAAAAAACGAATGATGGTTTGCAAATTGAATTGAACAAGCATTCACAAGCAATATTGGATAAGTACAAAGATATGCCAACCAAAGATAATTTGGCAATACCCGTATTATCAAACGTGAAAGCAAATTTATATCTGAAAACCATCGGTCAACTTTGTGGCATTGATGAACCGACACGAATCGTGTACTACCAAGGTAATGAACGACACGATAAGGTTTTCCCAAAATGGGCTTTACTTACGACCCATGTTGCAAGGCGTACTTTTGTAATTACAGCTTTGCAACTTGGCATCCCGGCGGAAATCATTATGAAATGGACGGGACACAATGATTTTGATGCAATGAAGCCATATATTAAGATTGTTGATGAATTAAAGCAAAACGCAATGTCGAAATTCAATGACCTGTAATTTTGTGTGTACACGGTTTTATAACAACACAATAATACGTGAAAATTGCGTGTACACGATTATGAACACGGTTTTTATTTCATTTTTTGATATTGCATGAAATTCTACAATACCACAAAATCAACGAAATAACATGAATCATAACAAGTTGGCATTTTATGGAATTGTACTTTATTATGCTTTGTAGTGCTGGTGGCACCACTT